AGTTCAAGTGCGTTAACAACTAATGCTGGAACAGGATGGTATGCTCAAAATATATCAGGTTCTGGATGGTGTTATAGATATTGGACAGGATCTTCATTCTCTACATTATTAATATCAGGAATTAGCACATCACCCGGTAGTTGGTATGATATTTCAACAACTGCTACTGCAATTTATGGTACAGTTGGAAATATTATGTACGCTAATGGAACATATAATGCATGTTCATCTACTGTAAATCCAAATGATATTGCAACTACTAAGATATGGTCAACTGTGTCTGATATAGACTCATTAACGTCAGGACAGACTGCATATTCAGTTGGTGCTGCTTCAGGATCTTATGCACCTGTTGATTTTTCATACGCAAATTCAACATATGGTGGAGGATATATTTCAGTTTCACCTTGTTATAGATTATTAGGTTATCAATTCAGTACTGGAAAGGTAACTAGACAAAGTATATCTTGCGTTGAATATAATGCAGGATATGATAATCCTGGAGGTGGTGGATATTGTTCACCGTCCTCAGGCGGTGGTAGTAGCGGTGGAAGCTTTAATCCATTTTAAATAAAAACTAATATAAATTAAGATAAGATAATGATAAATTTAAATTTTTTAAAAACAATGAACAGGAGTGTTTATACATTCATAGTAATGTTGATTGTTATTTTGCTTTTTCTAAAGCAATGTAATTCTATTTCAACTTTAAAAAATGAAAAAGAAATTGCAAAAACTGAAGCTAACAGACAATTAAATAATTTGTTAGCAACACAAGATAGTGTTAGAGTTCTTATAAAAGAAAACGGAGGAATTGTAGCTTCTAAAAGAACTTTAGAACTTACTTATGCTGAATTAAAAAAGAATAATGCTGAAACAATTGCTGAATTTAAATCAGCAATGGGAGATATTAAAAACCTAAAGAATGCTAATTCTCTTCTTAAAACACAGATTGATATTTTAAGCAAAATTCATGGAGATCCAGCAAATGTTGATCAGAAATCTGATACTACTGCAGTAATCACGTTTAACAAAGATGATGATTTTGGAAAAGGTAATACTAGAAAATTTAATGGAAAGGTAGAAGTATCTTATATTAATAAGAAATTTGGAGCTTCTCCCGGCGATTTTACGTTTAGTCAAACTATTAAGCTATATGCATTGACTGAAAAAACAAAAGAAGGATTTGAGCAAATCAAAATAGCAACTGACTATCCTGGAATTACTTTTGGAGAGATTGAAAATATAAACTTGATAAATAATAAACTGAATAAGCCTGATAAAAAAGCTGGATGGTCAGTTGGAATGGGTGTTGGATATGGATTTTCTCTAATCAATGGACAATCAATTCAAACTGGACCTAACGTAAGTATTGGATTATTCTGGAGCCCTAAGTGGTTAAGATTCTAAAATTATTATAAAAGAAAAATGGCAAAATCATCTAAGTTTATTGGATTAGACCAAGATATTATTCTGGAATTCATATATCATGACCAGACAAATCCTCAAGATTATGCAATCGAGACGGATAACAATGGTAGTGAGATTAAGATTCTAGATACCGTTGATGGAGATTCAACTGAGACAAGATATTTAATTCACGAACTTGGAGCTGATGTTGTAGAATTTAGTGTTGATACCGATGGAATCTATATTACTGTAAATAATTTTGCAGGTAGAGAACTTCAATTGCAAAATGGTAAAACATATAAATTCGATTTAAGTAACCTAAACGATCCAACTAACTTTACAATCAGTGGAGGAGGAACAGCAAATTATTCTGCTCTATCTGGAATTTTAACTTATAATCCTAATACAAATGGATCTTATAGTTACGAATACACTGACACAACTTTAACACCTGATAAAATTTATACAGGTGGAAAGATTATAGTTGGTGATAAAGCAAATCCTTTATTTTCAGTTCCTTACCAACAAACTGGTAATACAATCAAAACCGCAAGCGGTGAGATTGGAAGATACTATGCTGTTCAACATGACGTTGACGGTAACAGATATGCTCTTTTAAACAACTCACTTGATTATTTAGATACAGCAGGTTGGGATGGTACTAATAGCGCTGGACTAACGGTTGTTACAATTCCTTCAAATACAATCTATTATGATACTATTCGTCTTCACTTAAGAACTGGATTTAGTTTTGGCGCTAGAGGATATGATGGATTCTTATTTCAAGTTAAAACTCCAAGACTTTCTGGAATTGAAAACTACTTAACTTCTATTGTTTATAAAAATTCAAGTAACTTTGAGATTCAGAATCCAAATCCATTTGTTCTTTCTGGAGTTTCATATTCAAAATTCATTGAGATTAAAGTTCCATCTTTAGTTAATATGTTTGATAATAACTTGAACTTAGATTTTCAAGATGCATTCTACGCTGACCATACTACTGGAGGTTATGATGTTTTAGATTCAACTGCAGGATATGGAATCAATTTTAAATTAATTGACCAAATCATCGATATTGCTGGAATTGAATATGCTGATGTTTCTCATGGTATTGAGTTAACTTTACCACAAGAAGACGAATTCCAAGATATTGTTGGTGTAATTGAAGAAGCAGCGGATGGAGACTATTTTAATCTATACGGTCTTAAAGATGGAAGTCAAAATGAATTTGCTGATTATATCCTAACAAGACAAAATAATACTGGAGATGATATTACAATCTTCCATGATATTGAAGTTAGAGAATTACTTGGTTTAAGTTATGAAAAAACTTTTAGCACTACATTTGTACAGACTGAAGGATATGACCAACCGATTATATTTAGACCAGTTATTAAGAACTCAAATGTCGCATCTGCGTTTTTAATTAACTATGTTTTACGAGTTTATAATGAGACAGATAATACACAGATTGTAAAACAATCGACTCTTATATATAATAAGCCTGCAAAATATGGTAAAAGAATTGCTAAAATAGATTTAGGTTCTAATGTTGTAAATAAAATTTACAATACTTTAGCAGATACAACTTCAAATAGAAGTTTAACCAACTTTGTTAATTCTATTAGACCAACTGTTGGAGAAACAAAATATGTTCCAGTTGCAATTGATACAACTAATATCCTGGCAGGAACTAGTAACATGGCTTTAGGAAACGCAGTTTCAATTGGTGAATATTTTACCGAAGGAAATGCAACCATAACTCTTTCTAAAATTTCAGATAACTTTGTTAAATTTAGAATTGCTCAAGTTGATGGAACTTCTACAAAAGCAGTAAGTTTAGTTGGAGCTGAAAGTATTGAACTTATATTAAAGAGTGGTACTGTTAAATCAAGCGTAACATTTGATCCATCTTTCCCTGGAGTAGATGCTGGAATTGGAGAAATCCTATTTAAAATTCCAAAAGCAACCGCTGCTAGATTTGATGAATCAGATGCAAACATGAATAAAGATATGTTCTACATTAATTTAGTTAATGGAAGTACCAGTTCTTTATTATACTACGGAAATGTAAACATCATATAATGATATTAAATAGTAGAAATAATTTATACAATTTTAAACTTCCAAGGAATTTCATTCCTAAGGAGGTCGCTGATCAGTATAAAAAGTATTTGAATAGAATACCCGGTTCGATTATTACTGAACCAATAGATTATGTTAACTATTCGATTCAAGGTATTAATTTACCTGGAGCAAGTTTTGATCCAGTAACTCAAGCACCAAATGATGGTACTATTGTTTATCATAGAGGAGCAATGCCATTGCAAAACTTAATCGAAAGAGAGTTTACAATAACAATGCAACTCTTAGACGGATTCATCAATTATTTTATTATGATGGATACGATGTTATACTATTATGATAAATCGACAAGACCTGAATTCATTGAAGATTTAAAATTGCAAATTATGGACGCTGAAGGTATTCATGTAATTTCAGCAGTATTCCATCAGCCAATTATGAATTCAATTTCAGAGCTTGATTTAAATATGAGTCAAAACGTTGCAGAATTTAATACATTTACATGTAATTTTAAGTATAACAAATTTGCTCTTAAGCTAGAAATTGACTAATAAAAATCTAATATATACTATATGAAAACATTTGCTGAATATTTAGCTGAACAAGACGTAACTGCAAAAGACCTACAGGTTCTATCAGAATCCCTTGTTTCAGAGTGGACTCCAGAATTAGAGGCTAAAGTAGATGCTGCATTAGAAGAATTTACCTCTACATATATGAATGAAGATGGTACTTATAATATCGAACGTTTCAATGATGAACTTACTAATGAAGGTCTTCTTGGTTCTATTATTGGTGGTTTAACTGGATTTGCTCTTGGTTCTACAATTGGTAAAACAGTAGCTAAAGTATTGGGAGTTCAAAGTGGAGTCCTTTACGATTTATTAACTTCAAGATTAGTTGGTGCCGCTCTTGGTGCAACTCTTGGTAATAGAATCTAATATGAATTATATAGGGATAGATTTCTCATTAAACTCTCCGGGTATTGTTGTTCTAAATAATGAACTTAACTTTATTTCTTTCTTAAAGCCAGGATCTGGCACAAAAGCTGACCAAGCTTTACAATCTCATATCTCAACTCTTAGTGGCGTAACTCTTGTTCCTCAACCAGAATATGAGAAGTCTAAAGAGTTTTCTTCTCAAGAACTTTTAAAACTTAATCGTTTTGTCGATATGGCAGAACAAATTATCGGTCTTATTAAAACTAAGATTGACGACACTTCATGTGTTTTTGCATTTGAAGGTGTTTCTTATGGGTCGAATGGAGGAACAAATAATCTTATTGATATGGCAGCTGCAGCAGCAATCTTCAAATACAAGATAATTACTTCTTTTGATAATATTGAGAACATTCTTACGGTTGCTCCATCAACAATTAAGAAGCATGCTGGAAAAGGAAACATGAATAAAAGACTTTTGTGGGACGTTTTTACCGAGAATCGTTTGAGTGATCCGAACCTGGAGTCCTCGGAGCTCCATAAACACGTTAAAACCCTTGAAATTGGGAAGTCCGTCCCGAAGCCGTTAGATGATTTGGTGGACGCTTACTTCCTTGCAAGCTATATTTCAGCGCTCTAAGAACCTTATCTTCACCTGAAACCCAAATCTTATATTACACTTGTCACGGTTTGTTTCAAGATTTTAGAACTATTTTTTAAAAAAGTGAAAATATTTTCAAAGATATATAGAATGAGTGAGTAAGACACCTTTTATTTGAAAAAATGAAACAAATCTAATTTACTTGATATAAACCTTAACGTTTTAAAATTTAAAGGGCCCTTAAAGTTTAACGTATTAAACAATTTAAAGAAAATTAAAGTATTAAAGACATGGCAGATTTTGACATTTTCAACCTTAGTGTTGACGCAGTAGACACACATGAAGTACAGAGCACAGGTTCTGGTAACGACATCTACAAACCAACAGCCGATGAAGGCAAAGACGGAACTTACAAAGCACTTATTCGTTTTGTTCCTAACCCAAAGAATCCCCGCAATTCACTTGTTAAAAAGTACGTACATTGGCTAACTGATGCTAGTGGTGACGGAAAATTAGTTGACTCACCATCTTCTATTGGTGAAAAGTGTCCAATTGCAGAAGCATTCTTCAAATTACGTAAATCAGACTCAGCAGTTGATCGCAAGATTGCAGACAAGTTGAAAAGACGTGAACAGTATTACGCTTTGATTAAAATTATCAAAGATCCTCAACACCCTGAATTCGAAGGTCAGTACAAAATCTTCAAGTTTGGTTACAAAATCAAAGAGAAAATCGATGAAGAATTGAAACCAGCATTTGGAGAACCAACTCAAATTTTCGATCTATTCAATGGTAAAAACTTCGAACTTATTATTACTCGTCAAGGCGAATATAATAACTATGACAAGTCTAAATTTGCATCTAGTAAATCAGCAATCACTGTTGATGGAGAAGCTGCTGAAAAGACCCAAGAAGTTATGACCAAAATCAAAACTGAATTAGATGCAGCTCCTTCTTTAGAACCATATGAATACAAAGCATGGGATGATGAAACTCGCGATTTCGTGAACTCATTACTTCGTCAGTATTTGAATCCAGGTTCTTCAATCGATGAGATTGTATCAAAACCAAAAGCTAAAGCAGCTCCTAAAGCTGAGCCAAAAGTAGAAGAGTCAAATGATTTTGATTTCGATACAACACCAGCTCCTAAGACAGAAGCAGCAGCGGTAGATAGTTCTGATGACTTAGATTCGTTTTTGAATGACCTCGACCTCTAATATATCAGAAGACTTAAAACACACAATCAAACTCTTAGTTAAGAAAGTATTAGTTCAAGAACATACGGTCCAAAATAAGACGATGATAAAGGAAATGCCAGGGCGAATAACTCTGGCATGTCCTTATTGTGGTGACTCGTATTCCGATGACAAAAAGAAACGTGGTAATATCTATTGGGACACTTTACAATATCATTGTTTTAACTGTTCCCAACATGGTGATGTTTATAGTTTCTTAAAAGATCACGGAATCCGCTTTGGTAATTCTGAAGATTCAGTTCAAGTAATTGAGTGGATTAAAGAAAACAAATCAGAGTCCCATCATGTCGATGTTTTACAGTATGGTATATTTGAAAAGATCGGTCAAGTTGCACCAACAACAGAAGAGTTAAGAGTTGCACTTAAGATGACCTACATTTCAGTAGGAGATGCGCCTTGGTTATATCTAAGAAAGAGATTCCTTTCAAACAAATTAGAAAACTTCCTCTATTCCCCCAAAGACAAAAGAATTTATGTTTTAAATTTAGGACCCGAAGGAAAAGTAATTGGAATGCAGTCAAGAACTCTTGTTAAAACTAGCAATTCTAAATACTTGACTTACGATCTTGAAAAGATATTAGAGTGGATGGGAAAACCTATTGAAATAGACGAAGCAGAGAAAATGGCAATTAGTAAAATATCAACCCTATTTGGTATTATGAAAACTGACTTTACTCGACCAGTTACAATATTTGAAGGACCATTGGATCGAATGTTTATGAATAATTCATTAGCACTTTCCTCTGTAGGAAGAGACACAACCGAACTCGACCAGGTTCCAACGGTTCGTTATATGTTTGATAATGATAAAGCTGGTAAAACAAAAATGATTGAAAAGCTAAAAGCTGGAAAATCAGTCTTTATGTGGTCAAAATTTCTCAAAGATACTAAAATGGATAAATATAAAGAACCTATTAAAGATTTAAACGACTTAGTAATGGCCGCTTACATAAACAAAAGTGATTGTTTAACTAAAATAAATGATTACTTTTCAAACTCAATGTTAGATGCGTACTACTTATAAAAATAGACAGGTTCTAGCTATGATAGAACAAGAATTTGAAGATTTCGAAAAGGACAGAGAAAACAGCAGCAAAGGATTAAAAACTATTGTTGACTTTGGAGTTTCAAAAATTGAATATGATGGTACAACAATTAAAACACAGTTGAAACCCAAGTTCAAAGCAAAGATTAAAAGCAGTGTTTATATTAAACCTAACTCAGACAGCAAAAACTCGCTGTTTTAAAATTAAATAAATGGAAGTTGAAACTAAAGTAAATAAATTGCAGCAGTTAGATGAATATCTAGCTACTCAAAGGACTGAATGGACTAGTAAAATTCGAGGTGTTGCAGACGATTTAAAGCATGGTAACAACCTCCCAGAAGTCTCATCGTACGCATTAAGTTATCGACAAATTTTAGTCGATATGATTGCATCTATTAGTTCTAAAATCAGAACACAAAAAGCAAAAATAGATCGAGAATATAAATCAGCGTGGGTAGGATATTATCAATATGATTATAAACTATCTGATGGACAACGCGCTAAATTTATTGAGGCTGACTTGTCAGAAGATTATCAAGTACAACAATTATTAGAGATGCAAAGAGATTTCTTTAATGGTTCTGTAAAAACTCTTGATAACATCGGATTCGCAATTAAGAATCGAATTGACATGAAACAGTTATAAAAATATTAGAATGTTTTGGTAATAACATTAACAGACGATAATAGGTTTCTACGAATCGACGAAGCAAGTGAAATTGAAATTGAACAAATTAATTTAAGTCTCACTAAAAGAATTGACGGATGGAGATTCAACCCCTTAGTTAAGAGGGGAGTATGGGATGGTTACGTCTCGTATATTAAAGATAATAAATGGATTCCTGTAGGTTTATGGAGATATGTCATGGAAACCTGCAAGGAATACAATTTTGATTTAAAACTAAATGGTATCACCAGATTGTTTGATCGAAATATTACAGCCGAAGGATTTGAAACTTGGGCAAATTCATTTTTTGATGGTTATCATCTTCAACCAAGAGACTATCAAATTGACGCATCTTATAATATCCTAAAATTCAGAAAATGTCTTGCTGAATTGGCAACATCTGCTGGTAAAACGATGATTTCGTTTATGACAGTTGCTTATATGTTAGAGAAACAAAAGGCACAGAAAATCCTTTTTATAGTACCTAATGTTTCACTGGTTGTACAAGCTAGCGAGGACTTTGTTGATTATAATTGGAGAAACCAAGTGAAGATACGTATCCAACAGATCTACTCAGGTCAGAAAATTAAACCCAATTCGAATGTCGTAATTGGTACATATCAATCCCTAATTAAAAAAGAAAAAGAATATTTTGATGACTTTGACGCAGTTATAGTTGATGAAACACATAAAGCAAAATCACAGTCAATTAAAGATATTCTAGCAAAGTGCAGAAATGCACAATATAAATTTGGTTTATCTGGTACAATTCCAAAAGATGGTACTCTAGATAAACTAACACTAATGTCCCAAACCGGTCCGGTAATTACTGAAGTAAAAGCAGCTTTCTTACAACAAGAAGGACATATTGCTCAGTGCCGAGTTAAGGTTATTGAAATGGATTATGCTCCAGCCGCAACAAAGCAGGCTTTTATGGAGTTAGCACAAAATAGATATGAAAGCAAAGATGTTTTCCAACTCGAACAAAATTATATCATCAACAACAAAGCACGCCTTGACTTTGTTGTCAACGTTATTTCCAGAATACCAAGGAATTCTCTTGTACTTTTCCACAGAATCGAACATGGTAAAAAATTATACGATGCTCTTCGCCAACGAAGCCAAAAGAAGGTTTATTATGTTGACGGAGGGACAGATTCTGATATTCGAGAAGAATACAAAAAGAAAATGGAAGCTGGTGAAGAGATCGTCATCGTTGCCTCTTATGGTACGTTTTCTACCGGAATCTCAATTAAAAAGATTCATAGCGTCTTCTTCACAGAATCATTTAAATCAGAAGTCATCATTAGACAATCAATTGGTCGAGGACTTAGACAACATGAGTCCAAAAAAGAGGTAATTATTGTAGATTTCGTTGATAATTTATCAACACCTGATTGGGAATGTTACCTATTTAGACACGGTCAAGTTAGACAACAAATCTATAAGCAAGAAAAATTCAATTTCGACATCAAACAGGTTACATTTGATGGGTCTGAATAATGGACAAAGTTCATTAAATCATACGAATATATAAGATAAGACTGTAAAAAAATATTAAAACAATGGAACTAAACAAAATTACATCGTTTAAGACTTTCTCAGAATTAAAATCTCAAAAGGATGCAGTTAAAACTGAGCAAGAAAATAAGACGAAAAGAGTTAAATCTTTAGAGAAAATCTCTTCTATTTTAGATGAATTGGAAATCAATGATATGTCTGAGTTAGACGAAGAGAAGAAAAAAGCTTTATATGCTAAATTATTTAGTGAAGATCGTGCTGAAGAAATTGAAGCAGAAATCGTTGCTAAAGGTAAAGAAAAAGATGAATCTGACGAAGTTGGCGATATTGCTGGTAAAGGAGTTGCTGATGAAGTTGAAGAGGATAAAGCTGAAGATATCGAAGACGATATTAATAAATTAGGAGAACCTAAAGAGGAAGAGCCTAAAGATGGCGAAGAATTAGAATCTGAACTTGATGAGGCTAAAGTTACATTAGATGCAATGGAACCAGACGAAAAAGGTCTAGTTGCTTTTTGTAAGAAAAAAGGCATCAAATGGAAAATTGTAAATATGAATGGTCCAGCTGCTAATTACCCAGAAGTTGAGTACATTGGTAAAAAGAAGGATCTTGAAACAATGATTCAAGATTTTTGGGGTAAAGATAGTGGTTTAGAAGAGTTTATTGAAGAATCTATTGTTTCTGAAGCTCGTTCTATTAACAAGATCCAAAATGAATGGACTAAAGTAACAGCTGGTATGGCTGAACTTGCTAAACAATGGAAAGCCGCTGAAGGTGATGCAAAAGATGCATTACTTACTAAAATGAAAGAAGAAACTGCTAAGAAAAAAGCTTTAGAAGCTGAATTAGATGATGCAGTTACTGGTAAAGATAAAGATTTAGAATTAGTAGTTACTGAAGGTAATGCTTTAACTGAAGGTTCTCATGGTATGGCAAAAAGATTACTTCAAGAAATTATTGATGGTAATACTTCAAGAGCAGAAGGTACTAAAATGTCAAAAGAGTTAGCTGCACATTTTCTAACTTGGGTTGAAAGTTCTCCATTCGGAAAGAAAAACGGAAACTTACCATTAGATATGTTAATTAAAGCATCATTTAACTGGGGTATTGAAAGAGGTTTAGATCCTAAATTAAAAGGTGAATTATCAAAATTAAAAGAAACTGTTAAAGAATCTAATGAAATCGAAGAGGGTAATGCTTTTGGAGATGCTGTTAGAAAGGCTAAAGAAGCTGGAGAGAAGGAATTCGAATTTGACGGTAAGAAATATAAAGTTGAAGAGTCTAAACACAATCCATCTGTTAAAGTGGTTGTAGAATCTGTAAATGAAGCAAAGCAATTTGATAAAGATTATGCAGATATGGAAACTTCTATTAAAAGAGGTATTGGTTGGATCGATCCAGACTACGTTGGAGATACATGGGAAAATTCATCAGATTCGATTGACTTCGAATTAGTTAAAGTTGAACTTTATAAAAGATTATTAAAAGCTGGTCTTTTATGGTATGGCGATGATGAAAAAGAAACTCAAGTTAAATCTCTAAAAGAATTAGGTATTAAAGAATCAGTTGTTAATGAAGCTGAAATTAAATCTGAAGATGAATTTAAAGATTATGCAATGACTGTTTTGAAAAAGGCATTTGGTGACGAATTTGATGAAGCTAAAGCTGGAGAAGTAGTTGATGGTATTCTTAAAAAATGTGACGGTGATTTCGGTGCTGCAGTTGGAATGTTAACAAGTTCTCTTGGAGAATCTGTTACTAACGAAACAATTGATGTTTCATATTGGGAAGATTACAATGATGATACTTCTGGTCATGCAGATCCATCATATGCAACTAAAGTAAAAGTTTTTGATATTGCATTTGAAGAAGCTGTAGAAACATGGAATGAAGAAGCAGACGGCGAAGAAAATCAAATTGATGACGATCAAGCTAGAAAGATTGAAAAATTAGCATACGAATTCTATAAGAGAAAAAGATGGATTTCAATCAATATTATTCACGCAATGATCGCACAGGAATCCTAATAAAATAGAATAAATATTAGACCTGAGTATAAAACACTCAGGTCTTTTTTGAATATTATGAAACTACACAACTACAACGGATTCTTACTAGAAAAATGGAACTCAAAGTTTCCATCTTTAGTAATGGAAGGTGGTGCAGCAGGTCACATGATGCACCCATTTGACGATAACTCATTGACCTTCGGAGACATGAAACAATTAATTGATTCTGCTTTACAGGGTCGTTTGGACTTTGAAGAGGCTCCAACTGAAAAAACAGATGGACAGAATCTATTTGTTACAGTTACTGCGGCAGGTAAAGTTTTATTTGCCAGAAATAAAGGACAAATGGCTAACCCAATTGATTTAAACTCAATCATTTCGATGTTCAAGGATCACCCATCTGCTGGAGTAAGAGATACATTCACTTACGCAGCTAGTGACTTAGCAAGTGCATTAGGATCACTAAAGGGATCAGACTTAGAAGACTTTAATGATGGTAAATCATTTATGAACATGGAGTTAATCTATTCTGGAAATTCAAATGTAATTAATTATGACCGTGATGTTATTCAATTCCATGGTATTGTTCATACTGATGGAGCTGGAAATCAAATAGGTTCTGATTCTAGTGTAGCTAGAAAAGTACAAGCCGCTCTTAATAAAGTGGAAGCTGACGTACAAAAGACATTTAAAATTATTCCTCCACAAGATTTACAGATTGGAAAAACTGTAAACTTTGACGAGAAAAAGAAATACTTTTTAGACAAAGTTCAAGCTCTAGAAAATACTTATAAATTATCTGATTCAGATCCTGTATCTAAATACCATGAAATGTGGTGGACTGAATTAATTGCTAAAACCTTTCCTGATTTAGATACAATTACACAAGCTGGATTGGTACAAAGATGGGCATTTGATGACAAGAAAACATTAAACATGCGAGATGTTAGTAAACAAATTGGTGATAGTGAATATAAAAAACTACAGGAATTTGAAAAAACTGATGCTAAAAAGAAATACAAAGAAAACATTATGCCATTCGAGAATATCTTTCTTGAATTAGGTTCAGTCGTATTAAAGAATGTTTCAAATTTATTAGCAGCAAACCCAGATCAAGAAATGCAGAGACTTCACAATCAAATTAGAACTGAAGCTGACAAAATCAAACAAAACGGAGACCTTTCACAAATTTCAAAAGTTGAATCAGAATTGGCACGTTTAGAAAGAATTGGAGGAATTGATTCAATTATTCCAAGTGAAGGTTTAGTTTTTAAATTTAAAGGTAAATTGTACAAATTAACTGGTACATTCGCTGCAATAAATCAATTAATGGGTATTATAAAATACGGAAGATAAAATGGCACTACAAAAACTTAGAGATTTCTATCAATCTTCGAACACTGAAGTATTCAATGACTTAATGAAGAATAAAGTTGTTGTGTCAGAAAAGATAGCAGCACCTTCTCTTTATGTTAGAAGAGGTTTAAATGGTTTTGAATTTTTTAAAAATGGAACCAGTGAAGAACTATCGATTATTGATAGAACTTTAGTATCTTTGTATGAAACTGCAATTAAATATTTTCAAGGACTTTCTCCTGAAATTAAACAATCTATGCCAATAGATTGGAAATTTGGATTTGAATATCTTCCAGAAGGAGATGCGTCTCCTTTAGATTACGATTCAGTTCCATTAAACTATTTAATACTTACTCATATCCAAGTTACCGGAGATAATGGTAAGCCAAGAAAGATTATTAATGATACTCATGTCCTAAACAAATGGGCAAAAACTTTTGAAGTTCAACAACCACCAGTTCTTTTTGAAGGAATGTTAGATTCAAATCAACAAGCTCAATTAAGAAATTTGGTATCAATGAGTAACGAACAATACCAACAAGAATTCTCTGATAAATCTTTTACAAGAGAAGCATTTCATATCTTCAATAGAAATTTATCAAAATCTACATTAAACGATAATTTAGATAAAGAAATCGATGGTTTAATTATCTCATTTGTAGAAGGTACAAAAATCAAATCATTTAAAATGGAAGCCTTTGACCGTGTAAATGAGTCAAATGAAGATAGAGAGTCAAGTCATATGTACCAGATCACAATGGTTGACTTATTAGAATTCTTAAATGATTACAATTTAGACGAAATTGAATTAAACGAGGAGAACTCGGATTTACGATACATTGAATTAGTTTCAGCTATCTACAATCAATATCTAAACAAAAATGCATTTAAATATGTTGGAGCTAAATTTGATTCAGCTAGCTTTGCTACTGCAGAATGCTTCCAACTTAATACACAATATATTAAAAACGAAACAACATTAAAGTATCTTGAGAACAACGTTCTTTCTGAACTTTATAAAATTGTTGTTGGTAGTTTAAGAAAGAAACGAGTTAAAGAGAGTTCAATTATTACTGGACTTTTATTTACTCAATTAAATGAAATCGTAGAAAAGATCGAACAAAAAATCTTTGTTGAAAATTCTGACGAAAATGCAGTATATGATTTTAAAAATTATATTATTCATGATCGAGTAGCAAACAGTCAAAAAATTACTGAAGCTCTTAAAGTTGATTATCCATCACAAGGAAAAGAGAAAGTAAATATCTTTGTTGGTAGATTCCAACCTTTTACTCTAGGACACGTTAAGGTTTTAGAAACTCTTTACAAGCAAAACGGATTCCCAGTTATAGTATTTTTAGTTAAAGCAAAAACTGTTAAGAAAGAGGATGCTGTTAAACGTCCTTATGATGTTGAAACACAAATTGAAATGTTTAACAATGTACAAAGAGAATATAAATTCTTAAAGCAAGTTATTGTTGTTCCTTCTGCTGCAATTGATGTTATGTTTAATCAACTTAGACCAAATTACGAACCAGTTCTTTGGGGTACTGGAACTGACCGAATGAAAGCATATGGATATATGGTTAATAATGACAAGTATCGTGATGAACTTGGAGTTTTACCAGAATTTGGTTTATATGAAATCCAAAGAGGAGATGATGATATTTCTGCAACAAAGGTTAGACAATCTTTACTTGATGACAACGTTAAAGAATTTAATAAAATGACCCCAAACTCGCTTCACTCTATGTTTAATGACCTTAAACAAAAATTAGAGACTTCTATTGCTAACGAATCAATAGTACATGAAGAAGAGTTTTTAACATTCGAACAATTTATAAACAAGATATAATGGCACAAACAAACGGAGACATTAGAGCAAGATTTGCTGCAGCGTTATCAGCATTAGAAGAACTTAATGAAGGTTCTGAAATTCCGGTTTCTATCGGTAAAGATGTAATTGGAACAGTAAAACCAAATGATACTGATACTATTGACCATCTTAAAAGTTTAGTAAATTCATCAGCTTCTAAAGAAGCTGTTATTACCTTTCTTTTAGGAATTGGTTACCCTGCTGACCAAGCAGAAATATTGTTTACAATTCTTTCTAGAAATAATGATTTAGGATCTTTTGCTAGTTATATTCAAAATAGAACAATAACAATATCAAGTTTACTTGGTAAAGTTTCTGATGCAAATAGTATTAATTCAAGCATTGGAGTACCTGGAAAAGCATCAGTTGGTTTTTATGGTATGTCATGGAGAACTTCTCCGCCAATGGGACCTGGAGAAGTATGGTTAAGTACCGTATTAGCAGGTGGTAGAAGACCTAATGGATCTGAAAAAGGAGACGTTATTGTTGATGGTACTGAATTAGAAGTTAAAGGTCCAAATGGCCGTTTAATCGGTCAAAGTGGATATGGAGACGCTAAGCAAATGAGAGTTCATTTTTATAATGCAATGACAAATATTGCTGCTAATTTAGGACATACTGATTTTACTGCAATTGACAGTGGTAAAGATAATTTCTGGAATGTTGGTAAAAAATCTGGAGAAGGAATTGAAACTAATTTAAAAGCAATCTCTAAATTAAATAAAGGTTTCTCTTCTAAAGATACATTAATGATTTCTGCTGAAATCATTGGCGCATTTAGAAATTACCTACTTAATTTAGATGTTTCTAAATATTCTGGAGTATTATCAAATTGTATTGGCAAAGATGGATCTATTAATACTGATAAATGGCATGCTGAAATATTACCAATGTATTTTGAATATTATCACTCTCATGAGTTATTTAGTTATATAGCTTTCACCTCTAGTAATGGTAAGTTTTTATTAATTGATGCTTCTACATTTAGAGATGCTTATAATAGAGGGTTAATTAATTTTACAGCAGCACCAAGTTTTACTAATGGAGCAGGTTCCCAAGGTGGAACTTATGGTATAACTATAAAATAATCTGATATATAGAGTATAAAAATAAGAATTTAAGAATGAATTTTGACGATTTTTTACAATCACTTAACGAATCTGAAGCAGTAAATGAAGCTGGAATTGTCCTAAAAAGACAATATACTGAAGCTCATCCTGCTAAAACTGCATCTAAAACTGCAGTTATTCGTAATAAAGTTATTGAAGCCATCAAAGATGGTAAATTAACTAAAGAAGAATTCAACCTAATTTTAACTAAAGTTTCTGAAGATCAGAAGAGATGGTTAAAAAGAAATAACCACTTCTTTAATCTTTCTGAAGATGGTGTTACATTGTCAAAAGCAGGACTTAAAATCTATAATGAGCTTACAAAAGAAAATAAAATACAAAATAAACCTAGATTTGAAATGAAAAGATTAGTAGAATCATTCTCAGAATTTGTTGAGAATAATAAATTAAATGAAGCATTTGCATCTTCAAAGCTTGCAAGTCTTTTGACTGGAGGCGCAAAAATGCCAAAGGATCTTCCAGGTGCATTCTATAGTATGTCACAATTAGCACTTGATAAAATTCAAGATATTGATATTATTGAAATGGATCCAGAAACTGCTAAAAAAGAAAAAAGAGCTAACGCTGTATATTTTTATTTTACAACAAATGAAAAAGAGAATCCATACACTCAACAAGATTGGGGTACAAGAACAATTCCAGCAAACACTCTATTAGCTATTACTAATGGTCAAAATGAATGGATGAATGCTGAATGGTCAAGCAGATATGGTAGATCATCAAGCAAAACTTTAAAAGTAACTAAAAGAGATGATTCTGCTGGTATTTCAAAATCTTCTGCAAACTCTAGTTATGGTTCTAAAATCTCAAGCTTAAAACAAGTTGTTGAACTTGCTGATAGAGCATATTGTTTAGATTTAGATATTCTTAGAGCAAGATATTCTACAAGAACTTTAAAAGATGAAAGATACGCTGCTAAAAAAGGAGCTATCGCATTCCAAACTGATAAAGATTTTAAAGCAGAAAACTTAAAGAGATACAATGAAATTTTAGCTACTAAAGCAGCCGCATTACCATTAGATTCTCTAGTTGCAAATGCAATTGATACAATCGCTGGTCAAATCAAAGATGGTTTAGCTAAAGGTTTAAAAGGAAGATACGATGAACTTATTGTTGGTTTAGATCCAAAAGGAAGAGAAGTTAAAATGAATGATGCTGCAAATCTAATGAGAAATATCTTAGATGAATATTCTAGATACGTTGGAGATGCTGCTCAACAAGAAAAAGAAGTAGCTGCAGGTTACGGTGGTTCTTACTACGAAGGTAGCATGAAACAACGCGCTAAAAATCTTCAAGATTACATGAAGAAAATTGACAACTTAAACTATGCTTGGTAATAATATGAAACATGTACAACTATACGAACAATTCGTAACTGAAAAAGCATACCAATTGACTGGAATTTACGGTGCAAAAGGTATTATTGGAAAAGTTCTATTTGCTTTTAAGAAAGAAATCGAACGAATTAAATACGAAGGAGATGCTGACTCAACTTTAGCAGAACTTAATGACGTTTGGACCAAATGGGCTGATAAAGACGGCGCAAAAATCATCGAACAGGAAGTAATGAGAGTTGTTAATAACAAAGAAGCTATCGTTTATATAGTTGCAACTTTATCTAAAGCTCAATGGATTGCAGATGTAGTTAATAGATTAAATACACCGACTGGTACAGAACTTTTTGTTTCTTTAAACCATGATTTTGTGATTAACGTTGGTTTTGCAGATGATGTTGATGGAAATAAATTCTCTAGAAAACTTGATGGTATGACAAATACTGCAATTCCAGTAGATATAACTGAAATCGTTGGATCTTTTGATTCTGCAATAGGTTATAATAACGTTGAAATCAGAAAGAACATCTTTTTATCAATAGATGCAAAATAATTTATAAGATGCCAGCAACAAGCAAATCACAACAAAAACTAATGGGAGTAGCATATGCCGTAAAAGCAGGACATATGCTACTTTCTGATGTTTCTGCAGAATATCAAGACAAAGTAAAAGATTTGACACTTTCAATGACTTTAAAACAGCTTAAAGATTTTGCATCAACTCCACATGAAGGACTTCCTGATACAGTTGATGAATCTAGTTTAGGATTTGCAACAAATACTGGTGGACCACAAAGTACTTTTATGCCAGGTGCTGGAATGGGAGCTATTAAACTTCCAAATATGGGAACCGGAGAAATCGGTTCTGGTGATGTTCCAAAAGGAGCAGGTTGGGCAGAAGACGAATATGAAGAAGAGAAAAAGAAAAAGAAGAGAAGAGAAAAACTACAAAAGAATACTGAAAAACCAGTAAAAACCTTTGAACAGTTTATTTTCGAAAAACTTAATCCATCTTTAAAGGACAAATAAATGCTAAACATTATTTTACTAGGAGGAGAAAAAGATAAGAATTGGTCAGAAGCAGCAGTTGAAAAAATTATAAATTCAATTAACTCTTGCCAATCTTTAAAACAACTAATGACATGCAGAGCATTAGTTAACAATTACCTATTTGCTGCAATCATAGCAGGAAACGAGGCAGATGATGATAATCTACGATTAGTCTCGTCTCTATTACACTTCTTAGTTAAGAGTAAAGAGAATCAACTTATTAAGGAAATGGATCTTATTTCCTAAAATATTTCACTAAATATTTTTTTATGTCATGGAAATTGTTTATATTTACATATAATATTTAAACAATCTCAACATGATAAAATCAGCAAAAGACAAAAAGAAAGGTCCAATCGAAATCGATCTTAATGGACCAGAAGGAAACGCATTCTACTTAATGGGAATGGCAATGAACTTTGCTAAACAACTAGGTTGGTCTCAAGAACAAAAGTCAAAACTTAGAGTAGAACTGACATTTTCAGACTACGAAAACCTAATTAACATCTTCGATAAACATTTCGGCGAGTTTGTAATTTTATATCGATAATTTCGAAACTTTTTTAAATTTACGTATATAAGTACTAAACATATCGAGCTATGAGTATTTTAGAAGAAGCAGACAAAATCGTTAATCACAGATCAGAAGAAGCAGACCGTAATTATGGTCCTTTCTCAGAAGGTATGGATCGTGCAGCAATGATTTTTCAAGGAATGACTGGTATTCCAGTAACTGGAGAACACATGTTTAAAGCATTAGTTGCTTTGAAATTCTCTAGAGAATCTTATAACCATAAGAAAGACAATTTGCTTGATGCAGTTGCCTATATCCAAGGATTAGAGAATTACCTTAATGAGATTGAAGAATCTCGTCCAATCAAATCAAATGACTAGTATTTACGAAATTAAAGACAAGTTAGCTGGCAAAAAGATTGCAATTGATGATGTTGTAACAACTTACAGCTCAAAAAAAGAATCACACAAATCTGCGTGGGCATATTTACTTATGTCTCAATTAAAAAGTCTAGGATTAGATGTTACTGTTTTGACAAAAGACAGTAACATTCATGATTTCGACGTTTGGATGGTAGCCTTACCAATGGAATTCCAAGGTAGTTACAATCTTTTTGGCGGTGCAGGAGATGAACCAGCTGCTAGAATCCAGAGATTTATTGATTTTAAAGGAGATGTGTATTGTCTTAATAGACAAATGCCAGATGTTGGCGCATTTGCACAATCTCGTATGAATTCTTGTACAGACAATTGGAAATCATTAGACGTTGCAATCCTGTCATCAAGGTCAAACAATGTCGAGTCAATTGATTTAACCCTTAACTCGGAAATCTTTGTACTCGGTGATAGCCATTCAGTCTCTGCTTACGTTCCAGGAGCAAACATTTCCAGAAATGATGGTAAAACATTATTTGGAGTTATTAAAGAAGGAATGCAGAATTATATTCCTGCTGGAACAAAACACCTAATTACATATTTTGGTAACATTGATGTTAGACACCATTTGTGCCGCCAACCAGATCCAATTGCAGCAACTGAATCTCTAGTTAAAAACTATGTTGAACACTTAAAAAGTCTAGGCATGGAAAAGATCAGTGTTATGCAATTACTACCAATCGACCACGAAGAGAGAAGAATTCCAAAGACTGGATTCTACAAAGGAACACCATTTTATGGAAATTTAGAAAAAAGATTGGAAATTTGTCGAATTTTTAACAATAAGCTGAGTATATATCTAAGTGAGGCCGGATATGAATTTATCCAATGGCCAAGCGAATGGTACAAGCTAAGCCCAAAAGACTATGCGGACATTTATATGGAGAAACCAGGATCGGTGCACCTTTCACGAAATTATTATCAATATGATTTCGAAACTGGCCAAAAGAATCCAGCATTAAAACCAAAAGTCACGAGTTTATTTTGAAACCTTTTATAAATTACAAGTATAACTTAAAACAAATTACTAAAAATTATGAGTAAAATTAAAGTTGCAATCATTGGTACAGGAAACTGTGCTAAGTCTCTCGTAGAAGGAGTACAATTCTACACAGAAAATCAAGCAAATATTGATGGTATGATGCGTAGCGATATCGGTGGATATGGCGCAAAAGACATTGAATTTGTTTGTGCATTTGATATTGATGAGCGTAAAGTAAATCAACCATTAGGTGTTGCATTGAAACAACGTCCAAATTCTGCATGGGATATCGTTTCAACTATCGATTCTACTGCTCCAGTTTATGAAGCTCCAGTTATTGATGGTTATGCATTGTTAATGGACGCGTATCCAGAATCAAATCGTTTCTTGGTTTCTGAAGAGTTGAGAAATTCAACTGAGACAAATCGTACTGAATGGACCGATAAAAAGGACAGACAGTGGAAAGACAAAATTATTGGTCTTTTAAAACAACACGAAGTTGAAGTATTGATTAACTACTTACCAGTAGGTTCTCAAGCAGCAACAGAATTTTGGGCAGAAATCTGTCTAGAAACTGGAATTTCTTTCGTAAACTGTATTCCAGTATTTATTGCATCTGATCCAGCATGGGAGAAACGTTTTATTGACGCAGGTATTCCATTGATTGGTGATGATATGCGTTCTCAATTTGGTGCATCTATCTTGTCTCAAATGTTACAAGAACTTGCATTCGAAAGAGGTCACGTAGTAAGAGCACACATTCAACGTAATGTTGGTGGTAACACTGACTTCTTGAATATGGAAGACAAAACGCGTTTGAAATCTAAAAAGATTTCTAAAGAGAACGTAATCCGCGCTCAGAATGATATTCGTGGAATATCAACAGAAGGTTCATTCTTACATGCAGGTCCTTCAGAGTACATCTCATTCTATGGAGATAACAAAGTTGCTAACTTCCGTTTAGAACTTGAAGGATTTGGTGGAGCACCAGTTATTTTTGATGCTCAACTATCTGTACAAGATAGTCCAAACTCTGCAGGAGTTGTAATTGACGCTCTACGTTATGTTAGAGTTGCAAGAGAAATGGGAATTGTTGGTGCTTTAAGAGGACCATCAGCATTTACCCAAAAGACACCACCTCAACAAATGATGTTTGTTGATGCTGTTCAAGAATGCGAAGCTTTAGCAAATCGTAAACTTACTAAAGTTACGGAGAAACAAGTTAAAGCTTAATTAATCCAACAAGATGGAGAGTTTTGCTCTCCATCTTTTTTTAATTTAGAAAGATGAAAAATCAAGAAATATTCGCATACGATTTTGATGGTGTAGTTTCTTTAGGAATTAGACCAAGATTCAGTGATGATGTTATTATCACAGGTAGATGTCAAGAAGAGGCGCCATACGTTTTTGAAAAATTAGCGGAAATGGGAATCTCTACAAATGTTTACTTTAATCAAATGACTTTACAAGAAAGAGGAAATCATACAGTTGAAGCTCGTGTTTTCTCTGGTCGTCATAAAGCAAGAACTATTTATAACCTTAAAGAACAAGGTATTGATGTAGTTCGCTTCTTTGATGATGACGAAGTTCAAATTGCGGTTATTAAACAATGGCACCCTGATTTGGATATTGTCCATGTAGTATCAACATTAGTAGAAAAATAAAATCAATCAATGAAATTCGGAATATTAAATATCTATATTAATACTTCATGTAATACAAATCGAGCAAATGGATTAGAAATCTATTATCTTCGAAAGGCATTACTTGAGGCAGGACATGAAGTGTCTATTATTGGACATAAAAACTTAAGAAATGCCGAACAAGAATATTATGTAGATGCTAATGAAGCCGAATGGGAAACTTATGATGGTATATTCATTCAATTAGCAAAAGATAATTTCTTTGGCGGTGGATTAAAACCACATACAGTTGCAATCGTTGAAGGTATTGCAAAAGCAAAGAATAAAATCTACAATCTTGCAACTGATCCAATGTTTCCACCAATTAATCCTGCCAGATCTTTAGCAAGATTTAATTTATGTCAAGATTATGTTGACGTATGGGATGACCTAATTGAAGATTCGATTCAAATCTTTCCAGGAAAAGACATTAAGAAATTTAATGGATGGAAGAAGGGAAATGTAATGAACTTCAACCTATTCGGATATATTTTCAAGAATCTATTTACTGAAAGAGAATTGGCCAATCCAACTCTATTTCACGGAGAAGATACTAAAAGATGGGATGTTATCTATTTTGGTAGAAACAGAAAAAGGTATCGTGAAAGTATGTTGCAAAAATATATTCCAAAAGATACTAGAAATTTATTGGTTGGATATAAAAGTAAAAATGTACCATCAACCCAAATCAATCCAGTTTCGCATGACGAGATGATGTATCTTGTTAATCAATCTAAAGTTAGTCTAATTATCGGAGATGAAGAGCATTTAGATAATGTTGTTACATATCGTTTTTATGAAACTCTAGCTTCTAATTCATTAGCAGCAATTCAAATTGAATACGATCCAAATAAAAAGCTTATTCAGGATCCAGTACTTAGAAAGGTATTATATGTTAAAAATGCCGAAGATGTTAAAGTACTAACTGAATTATATTCAAAAGATTTAATTGATCGTCAAAAACGAGAATTAGCCAGAATATTTAGTGAAATTAACAAACCTATAGAATTATAATATGCTTACGAAAAGTCAAAGAGAACTAAAAGCAAACTACATAAAATATCTTAATGCAACCGAAAGGATTGACAAAGATATGATTAAAGATTGCATTATCCATTACATTAAACCTGAAGTAGATTATACTGATAAAGTTTGTCTTGATTTAGGTGGAAATGTTGGTGGATTTACTAAATTAGCAATAGATCATGGTGCAAAACAAGTTATCACAGTAGAATGTGATGTAAGAAATTACACTAAGTTATCTCAAAGTTTTGCAGAAGAACCAAAAGCAAAGATTATTCATGCTGCGGTTTCTGGAAGCAATGACAAAACTATTAAAATCTATAAAGGAAATAGTGGTGGTTCTCATTGTTCTACGTCAATCATGAAAAGAAGTACTTTCCATGACTATGATGAGGTACAAAATTTACATATTCAAGAATTGTTAGATATGTACAAACCAGATATTATCAAAATTGATGTTGAAGGTGCCGAGTATCAAATCTTAGAATTCATTGAAGCTTACTATCCTGAAGTAATTTTTGTTGAATTACACATGGGAAAAGTAAAAGAACATGCCAAACCAGCTATTGAAAGATTATCAAATTTATACCCAATCAATGAGGTAAATAGTTTTATTGTCTTTAAAGAAATTGGCGGATATGATTGTTGGTTTAAAAAATAAAATAATAAAATGAGTAATATAATTGAAAGCGTAAATATGGATGTCGTGAAAGACATCGGTCGTTTCTTTAATAAAGTAAACGAAAGAGCCCTTTATAATATGGGAGTGCTGGATAGTTATGATAGCGGTGGAGACGATGCTCTTGGAGAAACTGTAGAGTATTTCCATCCACAAATTACTCTAGACGATCGTATGAGATATATCATGGAGAATATTGTATATGCTCCAATCTCAATGGACAATATTATTTGCAATACAATTATTTCCCACTTTTATGGAGCTCGTGGAATTCACCAAGTTCTAACAAGAGATCCAAATCCAAAGACAGCATTAATTGATTTTGAAAGACTTTTAGTTGATCGAGATTATGAGAATAAAATTCGTAAGAATTTAGAAGATGCAGTTTCTTTAGGTTTACCAATCTATGGAAGTACGGAATTACGTACTAGTCTTTTTGGAGCAGCAAATAATTATGTTGCTCAGTTGAGAAATCAACCAAGAGATGCTCATAAAATTAACATTCTTTTATGGGTAGCTTCTTTTATACCTCGAGGTATCACAGGAAGAATGGCCCAGGTTAAATCTTTAAACGAGATGTATGATATTATCTCTTCGCTTGAAGGAGTAGGACAGTACTACGGTTACCACTGTTCAACGTCTAACTCGGTAAATCCAAGAATTCCAATCAATCACGATGAAAGATTTTGCGTACCAGGTCCTGGAGCAAGATTTACATTAGACCTAATGTTTGGAGAAGGTTGCAATATTCCTTATGGTGATAGAGTTATTTGGTTCCGTGAAAACTATAAAGACCTTATTGGAGATATTCCATTACATGAATCAACTCATAATATTTATGTTGATGGTAAGAAGATTTTCCAAGAAGAACAAAACGATCTTAAAACTTATGGATGCGAGGTTGGCCTTTGTCAGTATGGCGTTTATTACCGATTAAGAAACAATCCACATTTAATTAGTCGTCGAAAGGTTGCAAGAACTGATGATTCAGTTATGGAATACTTTTTTAATAATAATTTTGAACAAAACTCGCTTTTCTAATATAATAACCTATAGATGTTATTATGAAAGCAACGAGTATCAAAAACCTTTTCCTAGACGATTTTAGACAACCACATGATTGCATGAGCTACATGCCGTACCGAATTGGTACACATTCAGCAATGTATACTCAACAAGAATGGTCAGTTGTTAAAAACTATGACGAATTTACCGAATGGATTACTTTAAATGGTCTTCCTGAAATGGTATCATTCGATCATGATTTAGCAGATGAACATTACAGCCCAGCAATGTGCGGAGATGGAGCTGACTATCCAACTGAATTTGATGAAAAAACAGGTTTAGACTGTGCTAAATGGTTAGTTAATTATTGTATTGACAATAAGTTTAAATTTCCATGTTTTGAAGTACATTCAATGAATCCAGTCGGCTCAGAAAGAATTAGAAATTATATTCAAGATTACATCAAATTTAGTAAACAATAATAAATAAAACTATAGAATAGTATATGGCAAATATTGATAATGAATGTAAAGATTTAGAAGTAAATGACTTCTATGATAAATCTACCACGCATCTGGCGGATATTATGAATCACCAAAAAGAAATGCAAGAAAAAACTTATGGATTTGATTTTGACAATATGTCAATCAGAGACATTATGAATTTCTGGCATGTTAATACACACGCAGTAGTTGATGAAATTCATGAAATGACTGATGCTCTTGGTGGTATTAAAGATGGAGATGGTAATGCAGTTTGGAAATATTGGAAAACAGCTCATACTAAATATGAGAACATGAAAATTTCCGATCTTTCAGAAAATGATCGCAAAGAACTTTATATGGAATGGGTAGATATTCTACACTTCTTTATAAATTATGCTGCTTCAATCGGATTAGACGCCAAAACAGCATACAATTACTACTTTGCAAAAGCAGAAGAGAATAAGCAACGCCAAAAACGAGGATATTAATGTTATTAGACATCGAACAAAGAGAAAAAGAGGTTATGGTTTCCTTTTATAATAAAGAAGGAGAAGTAGCTTTTAAAAGATACCCAATCAATCAATACCAAAACTGGTTTGTTTGTGATGCTAAAGATCGTGAAGCAAGTACTCAATTTAAAAATTGGGATAATCGTCCCGTTAAATTAGGTACATCTAGACAATTTAATAAGTTTTCTTTGGTATATTTTATGGATAATCTTCCTGAAAAGGATAAAGAAGAGATTTATGCATACAATATGCCAAAGACTTATTTTGTCGATATTGAGACTGAAATTGTTGATGGTTTCCCTAAAGCAGAAGAAGCTAAATCTAGAATCTTAACTTTCTCAATTATTACTCCAAATAAAAAGACAATTGTTCTTGGATTAGAAGACCTTTCACCTGAACAAATTAGTCAAATTGAAAAAGATACTAATGAGTATTTTAAACAATTAGATTCTGATTGGACTTTTCAATATATTAAGTTTAAATCTGAATACGATATGGTTTATACGTTCTTGTATAAATTCATGCCTAAATTCCCAATGATGTCAGGTTGGAACTTTATCAACTATGACTGGCAATATATTGTTAATCGTTGTAAAAGATTACAAATTGATATTGCAGATTCAGCACTAACAAAAGCAGTAGATTCTACAGATTCAAGACCACTTCACATGGGTATTCTTGATTACATGCAATTATATGACAAATATGATAAATCTGTAAAAGTTAAAGAATCAAATGCTCTTGAATATGTTGCAGGTCAAGTTCTAGGTTTTGGTAAAATCAAGTACAATGGCGGTTTACAAGACCTTTATCGTGATGATTTTAAAAAGTATGTTTATTATAACGTAGTCGATAGCGTGTTAGTATATTACATTGACCAGAAATTAAAATCAATGGAAGTACTTCTAACACTTGCAAATATTACAAGAATGCCTCTTTATAAAGCAGCATCCCCGGTTGCCGTAACTGAAGCATTAATTGCCCGTAAAATGGCAGAATCTGGTTTTAGAATTGGAACCGAACAAAGATCTGACGGTAAAAAAGATACACAATATGCAGGTGCATTCGTAAAAGAACCTAAAGTCGGTTTCTACCACGGAGTAAGTGCATTTGACTTTGCATCTCTATATCCATCTATTATGCGACAGTTCAATATCTCACCAGATGCATTTGTTGAAAAAGTTCCACTTTCAAAGATTGAAGAACGCAGAGCAGATAAAAATGTTATTGTTTGTGAAAATGGAGTTGTTTATCGTAATGAAGATTCAATGTTAAAAATGATTCTTACAGATTTATATTCAAAAAGAAAGCAATATAAGTCTACATCTTACGATCTATATACAAAAGCAGAACACTACAAAAAGTTATTAGAAAAGAAAAAAGATTAACTTCCGGACTATGTCTGCTGGGTTATCTTTAATATATAAAGAAATCCTAATACAATGGCCTGGAAGTTAAAACTCTAGGCCATTCTAGTCTAGACAAAAAGTAAAAAAAATTAAAAAAATGGAAAATTCAAAATCATCATTATTTGTTGAACGTGTCGAGTACAAACCTTTTGAATATCCAATGTACTATACCGAAGGATGGCTTCCGGTAATGCAAGCACATTGGTTACACACAGAGATTTCAATGCAAGGCGATCTTAAAGATTGGAATGAGCATCTAACTCCTTCTGAAAAGAACCTTGTTGGAAATATATTATTAGGTTTTGCTCAAACAGAATGCGCAGTTTCAGATTACTGGACTAATATGGTAACTAAATGGTTCCCAAAACACGAAATTAGACAAATGGCGATGGCTTTTGGTGCAAACGAAACAGTACATGCTGTAGCATACTCATACTTAAATGAGACCTTAGGATTAGAAGATTTTGCAGCATTTCTTAAAGAACCTGCAACTTCTCAGAAATTTGAATTCTTAGTTGAAACTAATAATGATTATACTCATTTAGATTTACAACATAATGCAGATGCTAGAAAAGACGTTGCCCGATCACTTGCAATCTTCTCTGCTTTCGCTGAAGGAGTTTCACTATATTCATCATTTGCAGTTTTATATTCATTCCAGATGCGTAACCTACTTAAAGGTATTGGTCAGCAAATGAAATGGTCAGTTAGAGACGAATCACTACACTCTAAAATGGGTTGTCAACTTTTCCGTCACATATGTGAAGAATATCCTGAATTAAAAGAAGCAGTTCAATCTCAAGTTGAAGAGGCTGCAAAACTTATGGTTGAAATGGAATTCCAATTTATCAATAAAATGTTTGAAATGGGAGACCTTGAAAACATGCAAGCTGATGACCTTAAAGAATTTATTAAGAAAAGAGCAAATGAAAAACTAAACGAATTAGGATATGAAAGCATTTTTCATTATAGTGAAGCAATGGCTAGTCAATTAGACTGGTTCTATCACTTAACAGGAGGACATACACATACTGACTTTTTTGCAATTCGACCAACTGATTACTCTAAAGCAGGAGAAGACGAGAATTGGGACGAGGACGACATGTTTTCATAAGAATAAATACAATACAAATTAAATATTTTAGATGGATCAAATTAATCACGGAGAACAACAAGGCTGGGAACTAGGAGTAGATTTCCCAGTTTGGGGTAATACAGAAATTTATGTTAAAACAATATCAAAAGGATATTTGTTAAAAGGTGAAACACCTAAAGATGCTTATTGGAGAGTTTCAACAAGCGTTGCAAAAAGATTAGGAAAGCCTGAATTGGCAAGCAAATTCTTCGATTATATTTGGAAAGGTTGGTTAAACTTGGCTACTCCAGTTTTATCAAACACGGGTACTGAAAGAGGATTACCAATTTCATGTTTTGGTATTGATGTTGCAGATTCTATTGCCGATATTGGTGGTAAGAATTTAGAAATGATGTTACTTGCAAAACATGGTGGTGGAGTTGGAATTGGTGTAAATCAAATTCGTCCAGCAGGAGCTAATATTTCTCAAAATGGTACATCTGATGGTGTAGTTCCTTTCATTAAAATTTACGATAGTTCAGTTCTAGCAACCAATCAAGGGTCAGTTAGAAGAGGAGCAGCATCAGTAAATATTGATATTGAACATGGCGATTTTTGGGAATGGTTAGAAATTAGAGAACCTAAAGGAGATGTTAATCGTCAATCTTTAAATATGCACCAATGTGTTGTTGTTTCAGATAGTTTCATGGCTAAATTAGAAGCTGGAGACAAAGAAGCAAGAAAACGTTGGGCTGCAGTTCTTAGAAAAAGAAAATCAACTGGAGAGCCTTATGTAATGTACAAAGGAAATGTTAACAGAGCAAATCCTGAAGCTTACAAACAAAATGGTTTAAAAGTTTATATGACAAATATTTGTTCAGAGATTACTTTACACACTGATGAGAATCACTCATTTGTTTGTTGTTTAAGTTCATTGAACTTGGCTAAATATGATGAGTGGAAAAATACTGACTTAGTATATACATCAACTCAATTTTTAGATGGAGTTCTTTCTGAATTTATTAGTCGTGCAAAATACATGAGAGGTTTTGAAAACTCAGTTCGTTCTGCTGAAAAAGGTAGAGCATTAGGACTTGGAGTTTTAGGATGGCACACATATTTACAAGATCGTAATATTCCATTTGATTCCCTAATGGCTCAATTTGAAACTAGAAAGATTTTTAGTCAAATCAAAATTGAATCTGAAAGAGCAAGTAGAGATATGGCGACAGAATATGGAGAACCTTTATGGTGTGTTGGTACTGGAATGAGAAACACACATTTACGTGCAATTGCTCCTACAGTTTCTAACTCTAAATTATCTGGTAATGTTTCTGCAGGTATTGAACCTTGGGCAGCAAACGTATTTACAGAACAAACAGCCAAAGGTACTTTCATTAGAAAGAATCCAACATTAGAAAAAGCTTTATCATTTGTTAAAAAGAATAATAAAGAAACATGGGATCAGATTTTAGCCGATGGCGGATCAGTTCAAGGTTTAGATTGGATGGATGAATACTTTGTACGAATTGGAGAGAAATTAGAAGAGAAAGCAGGAAGACCTATTCATATTGAGAAATTAAATGAATTAGAAAATGTTCATAAAGATGAATTCATTCCAATGAAAGATGCTTATAGAACATTTAAAGAAATTAATCAAATGGAATTAGTTAAACAAGCTGGACTTCGACAACAATATGTCGACCAAGCAGTTTCATTAAACTTAGCATTTCCAAATGAGGCCGAACCTAAATTTATCAATCAAGTGCATTTAGAAGCTTATAATCAAGGAATCAAAACACTTTATTATATGAGAACTGAATCAGTACTTAGAGGAGATATAGCACAAAGAGCAATGGATCCTGATTGTTTAAGTTGTGATGGATAAAATTCCGGTGTCTATATTTATATAGGCACATTTTAGGACCGTTATAGTTAACGGGTTGGGCAGAGAAACGTTCGCTACTATCTCTGCCCTTTTTTATGAAACAAAACCAGTTTACTCGATATAAGTATCATATCAAACGTTTCTAAAAAAAGTTTATTCATGAAATTACACATTGACAAAGTAGACCAAAACAATTTTATTGGTTTCGTAAACAGATTGAAACTTATTGACTCTTTTATCTATTTTAAGATTAAAGGCGATCAAGTAGTTTCTTCAGCTTACTTGCCACAGCGAGATGCTGTGAAGCACAACGCTCTTCCATTAGGAGAGATTTTCGTAACATCAGGCGAAACACCTGAAAAAGAATTAAAAGTTGCATTTTTTGATGCTGCTAAATTAATCGAAGCATTTAAACAATTCGACTACCAAGGTATCCATGGTGAAATCGAATTTATTGAAAATGATGAAGATTGCGTAGCAACAAGCTTTAAAATCTTTAATGATGATTTAGAAATCACATTATCTTGTTCAGAACCTTCTTTAGGTTACAAAGATTTAACAGAATCTCAATTACAAGGAATCTTCAATACTGAAGGATCTGATTTCGTATTCGAATTAAGTAATGTAGAAGCTGGAAAAATCAAATCTTTATTCAACTTAGATAAAGATGAAACATTTAGTATCTCATCTTCTGATGATGGTGTTAAAATTAGTGGTAAATCATACAGCAAATTAGTAAGTACTGAATTTGAAGGTGATAAAGCAAGTGTAACAGTTTATAAAAAGTATTTGAGTTTACTTGACAAAGAGGACTACAAAGCTTACGTATTCGGTAATCGCGTAGTATTACGCTCTACTGAATCTGCTACTTTATTAACTATTGCAACATGCCAATCCGCTGATTAATGACAATTGAAGAACTACTAAATAAACCTGAAGAGCAACTTACCAGAAACGAGCTTGAAATCTTGGCTACTCATTTTAAGAATGAGTCAGCCAAGTTTACAGCTTATGAACAAGCCGTTAAAGTAACTTTAAACTCTATTTATGGAGCCTTTGGGAACCAGTGGTTCCATTTTTTCAATATTGATATTGCCGAATCCATCACATTACAAGGACAAAATGCAATTCTTTATTCTGCAAAAATTCTAAATAAGTATTTCCAAGAATTCTTTATTAAAGATACTGATGTTCATCAAAAATTAAACATTAAAGTTAAGCATCAAATTCATAAAGAAGCCGTAATTTATATCGATACCGATTCGAATTATGTGCAGTTTGAAGAGATGTACAATTCTATTGAATGGCTTGGCGAAAAGATGGACATTGCTACATTTATTTTAGCAATTTACAATCTTAGAATTAAAGAGTATATTTCTAAAGCACTAGATAAATATGCATCTTCTAGAAACACTGAAAGCTTCTTGCAATTTGAATTAGAATCTATTGCTTATGCCGGAATTTGGATGGCCAAAAAGAAGTACATTCAAGATATTGCATGGGAAGACAAGTTAAAAGAACATGAAAGATACCCGTCACTTAAGAAAGTAAAAGTTATTGGATTCGATTCTATTCAATCCTCAACTCCAACTTTTGTTCGTAAGAAATTAACTGAAGCAATTCAATTGTTATTTACTGAAAAACCTAATGCTGATACTCTTAGTATTATGGTAAACTTTCTTAAGAAAACTAAGAAAGAATTTAAGATGGCAAACATTGATGATATTACATTCAATAAGAGAACAAATAATATTGAAAAATATATCGTTGATGACCATATTGAATTCCAGTATGGTTCTAAATGTCCACCTAACGTGAAAGCTGCAGGATTCTACAATTATCTATTGAACAACAATCCAAAGTACAAAAACAAGTACAAATTAATTGGTAATGGCGAAAAGCTAAGATTGTATCATTGTAACCATAAAACTTGCGAAATGTTTGCATATTTTCCTGGTGACCATCCATATGAAATTGCACCACCTATCGATTATGAAGTACAATTCGAAAAGAGTATGATTGATCCATTAAATCGTGTATTAGAATCGATTGGATTACAAACTCTAAATAGAAACTTAATTTATTCAACTTCATTATTTTAATCCATGGAAAATAAAAAGACAATTGAACTCTTAGAAGAGCTAGTCAAAAATAATCCAAATGATATGGAACTTGGTAAAGCGATTAGGACTTTTATAATAGAATTAGAAGCTTCTAAAAAAGAAGTAGAAAAACAAAATAAGAAAAATGATTGATACATCAAAACTAAGTCCTGAACAATTAGAAGTAATTGAAAAATATAGAGAAATCTATGGTAGAGTAGGTTCTTTAAAGATAAGAATTGAAATGCTAAAACAAGAACTTACTGATTCAATTAATGAAATTAATGAACTTCGAGTAAAAGAAGCAGACCTTTTTAAAAATATAGAAAACAATGGCTAAAAAACTAACATCATTCACGTTTGACGATATCAACGCTGAATTATCAGAATTAAACCCACTAGGATCCATTATGGAAACTTCAGATTTCTCTGAAGTAACTGAATGGTTAGACACGGGAAACTATCATTTAAATGCATGTGTTTCCGGAAGTCTTTTTGGTGGATGGCCGAATAACCGATCTTGTTCAGTTGCAGGTCCTTCAGGAACTGGTAAAACATTCTTAATGTTAAATACTGTACGAGAAGCAATCAACATGGGTTACAGCGTCATCTATTATGACTCTGAGGCAGCAGTTGATAAAGACTTAATGAAGAAATTTAACATTGATACGACAAAAGTCAGTTATCAACCTGTTAATACAGTACAGGAGTTTAGAACTTCAGTAACTTCAATTACTAAGAAAATGCAAGAAGCTAAACGAGGTGGAGCAGAAATTCCAAAAGTTATGATCGTTTTAGACTCTGCTGGTAACTTAGCAACTCAAAAAGAAATCGAAGATGCAGCATCAGGATCTGATAAAGCAGATATGACTCGTTCTAAAGTATTAAAATCAATCTTTAGAATTATCATGACTCCAATGGCTGATTTAAAGATTCCTTTCTTATTTACAAACCATACGTATCAGTCTCAGTCATTTATACCTCAACAAATCGCAGGTGGTGGAACTGGACCTGAATATGCAGCATCTATTGTGTTAATGTTAAACAAAGCACAATTAAAAGATGGAGCAGAAAAAGTTGGTATTATTGTAACTGCAAAACCTGCTAAGAATCGTTTTGCCAAACCAACTGCAATTAAATTCCATTTAGATTTTACTAAAGGAATGAATCGTTATGTTGGATTAGAGCAATATGCAACTTGGGATATTTGTGGAGTAACTAGAGGAATTATAGATCCTAAGACTAAAGAGAAAATCAAGAAAGATACAGCTAAAACTTGGATTTGCGAGCATTTAGATGAAGCAGTACCAAACAAAGAGTTCTTTACTGATAAAGTATTTAATCAACAGGTTCTTGAAAGAATTGAAAAATATATCCAACCATTATTTAATTACAATACATCAGGAGATGACGCAGGATTTGACATTGATGATGTTATAGATTCAGAAGATTAATATGCAACCAAATGTCTACAAAATTGAGGAAGACAAGTTGCCAATCAAATATATCTTAGGAATTGAACAAGAATTTCCAGATTTCCCAGATGCTTTTGACATTGTCTATGCCTTTATAAACCGTGCGATCAGAAATCCTGATCGACACGGTGCATCTTTTACCAAGGCAGCATTGATAAATTATCATGCAAAGGGTAAAGAAGAACAATCTGAAAGAGGATTGAAACATGCAATCGAATTAGGACTTATTGATTGTACTTGTGAAACAGAAGGCAAAGAGTCTTATACAATACTTATAAACCCATTCATATGAATTTCGGACAAGATTTTGAAAAAATATTCTTTAAGCTATCGCTATCCAAGCCAAAGTATTTAGAAGCAATTAAAAAAGGATTCTATACTTCGGAAGATATTGACAGCTTACACTATCTTGCAGGTAAATTTTATGATAAATTTCATGAAGCTCCAAGCGCTGAGCAAATGAAGTTATTAACTCAGAAGATAACAAAGAAAATCGATCCAGATATGGTCGATATGATTTATGATTCTGATTTAAAACAATATGACGAAGAATGGTTAACATCTACTGCAGAAGCATGGATTAAATGGAGAAACTTTGATACAACTTTAGTTGATACAATCGAATACATTAAATCTACCAATGTTACTCCAGAAAATGCAGATCAAATCATTTCTAAAGTTAAAACATTAATCAATGATAGAAACTCATTAGTATTTAATTCTGATATTGGATTAGATTTCTTTAATCCAGAGCATCACCAATACAATGAGTCTTCTAAGTTCCCAACACCTTATGTTTTCTTAGACCGAATTCTTGGAGGTGGTTATGATAAATCTGGTACTTTAACAGTTTATGTCGGAGAACAAAACATTGGTAAATCTATTTTCTTAGCAAATGATGCGGCACACTTTGTTAAAATGGGTACAAATACAGCAGTAATTACTGCTGAGATGGCAGCTTACAAATTCATGCGAAGAATTGGTTCTAATTTATTAACAATTCCAATGAATGAGTATGATGAAAAAGCAAAAGCAACTGATTATATTCGTAGAAGATTAGAAACTGTAGGAGATGGATTAACTCCTCCTGGACAATTATTTGTTAAGCAGTTTCCTACATCACAAGCAACCGTTCCAGATATCGAAGCTTATTTAAAACAAATCGAAGAAGAACGTAAAATTAAATTAGGTGCAGTTGTAATTGACTACATCAACATTTTATCTAATTATAGAAATCCAAACTCTGAAAACACTTACTTAAAGATTAAGCAAATTGCTGAAGATTTAAGAGCAATGGGTGTTAGAAATAATTGGTTAATTGTAACAGCAACTCAGATTACAAGAAGCGGTTATAATTCTACCGACATCGGAATGGGAGATGTATCAGAATCTGCTGGTCTTTCTCATACTGCCGATGTTATGTTAGGTATTATTCAAGATGATTTAATGAGAGCAAGTTACGAATACTGGCTTAAAGTATTAAAAATTCGTGATGGAGAAGGAAAAGGTATGAAGTGCAAATTGAATATCAATTATACTTATATGCGTTTAACTGAAACTGATGAAACAACAAACTCAAACATACACTCAATATGACGCAAAAAGTAGATAAAATATTTAATAATACTTTTGAAAGCTCTGAGTTCGAACTTAACGGTTCGATTTCATTCGAAGTTTCAAAACAGTATTCTGATGACAGATCGGAAGATGAGAAAATAGAGTTGGAAATGATTCGTAGAGATATTCACTCTGCTATTTTAAATTCAAGATTCAAGCATTTCAACGACTTAGATGATATGCACGATACTAAGAAATTAAAAAAGATTGATATTAACGAAGTCTATGAATTTATAGTTGGCGAACTAGTTAAAAAATATTCATTAATTGAATTGTTTAGCGAAACTTGCGAATATTTTAATGTTCATCCTACTAAGTTCTATTCATCACTTGGAAATAAATTCAAAGAAGACCTAATCCAAGAACTTGATATAAGAACTAATATTTTAAAAAGAAAAAAGATAAACCGTTTGTTCTAATGATCGATGAAAAAACACTAAAACAACCCGTAAAAAGAATTTGGATTCTTGGTGATATGCACTTAGGAGTCAGAGCAAATTCTGTAGAATGGCTAGAAATACAACAAGAATATTATGATAATGTTTTTGTTCCAACATTGAAAGCAAATTATCAAGAAGGAGATGTACTAGTACAGGTTGGTGATGTGTTTGATAATAGACAAAGTATCAATTTAAAAGTTCTACATTATGCTGTAGATTTATTTGAACGTCTTGGTAAAATTATGCCAACTCATGTTATCTGCGGAAATCATGATATTTGGGCTAAGAAATCAAATGATGTTACTTCAATTGATACTCTTAAATGGATCCCAAATGTTGGTATTTATAAGAAATGTAAAACATTTAATTGGGGTGGAAAGAATATCTTATTGATGCCATGGAGAAGAGATGCAAATCATGAAGCTGAAACCCTAGCTAAGTATTCTAAAATAGACATAGTGTTCTGTCACTCTGAAGTTACAGGAATTAAACTAAACGCTAAGGTTAATAATCAACATGGTAATTCAATTGAAACCTATAGCGGTTATACTGCTGTCTATTCTGGACATATTCATTACCGACAAAAGAAGGGTAAATTAAGAATGGTTGGTACTCCATATCAGTTAACTCGATCAGATTCAAACAATCCTAAAGGATTTGATTTGGTTGATTTAGCAACAATGGACGAAACATTCTTTGAAAATCAAACCTCACCAAAGTTTGTTAAATACAATTTAGCAAATCTTTATAATACTCCATTAGGAGACTTTAAGAAAGAAATTGAAAACAATTTTGTGGATCTATACGTTCCAGCTAAAATTGCAGCATCTAATTCCCTTTCTAAATTAATTAATAAGATTCAAAAGATTAGTCGAAAGATCGAACCAAATATTTATGATGAGGAGAACTTCTTAGATAAAGATTTCTACGATCTAGATGAAATTGAGGATTTGTACAAAAATTATAACATTTTGCACTTATGTAATTTGTATGTTGATGGATTAAGTCATGATGATGAAATGAAACAACAGATCAAAACTAGACTAAAACAATTACACGACCAATGTGCATATAACTACGATATTGAACAATGAAAATAAAATCAATCGAATTCAAGAACTTTGCAAGTTATGGTAATAAAGTACAAAAACTAACCCTACCTGAAGATTCTTCTGAATTATACTTAACAACTGGTAAAAATGGCGACGGTAAAACTACTGTCGCTAATGCTATTATATACGCATTGTATGGTAAATTAGAAGGAATTAAATTAGCTGACTTGCCGAATAGAATCAATAAGAATCTTTGGGTTCGAATTGTTATTCAATGTAAAAATATCGAAGTTATTATTGAACGTGGTCTAGCACCTGCAATATTTACAGTTTCTCTTAATGGTGTTGAGTATGATAAAGCCGGTAAAAGATCGGTACAAGATTACTTAGAAGAGGAAGTTTACGGTATACCATACCATGTGTTTAAGAACATTATCATTTTGTCTGTGAATGATTTTAAATCATTTTTAACAATGACACCAGGTGATAAGAAACAGATCATCGATAAGATGTTTGGATTCTCTATCTTAAATGATATGCAAAAAGCCATTAAAGAAGAGAGAAAGAATATTAAGAGTGATTTAGATGCTTTTGAAAGAGAGTTAAAACAAATCAGCGAGAATGTTATTTCAGTTCAAGTTAAATTAAATCAACTATTAGAGGAATCTGACCAAAAAAGTAAAGATAAAATCGAAGAGTTGAAAGCATCATTGATTAGCATGAATGATGATAAAAAGAAACTTGAAGAGGCTATTGGTAAAATTAAGAAATCAATAGGTACTAAAGCAACAGATCTAGACACATCAAAATCTTCTTACTCTAAATTAAAATATGAGTATGAAGAGCTTCAAAGAAAATTAAAGTTGTATGAGAAAAATGCGTGTCCAACATGCGAAGCACCTCTTTCAACTGAATTCCATATTGAAAGAAAGAATGAAATTGAACATAAATGTACTGGAATTCCAGATCAAATGAAAGTTCACGAAGACGAGATTAGAGATATTGGTGAAGAGATTACAGGTTTAAGAGCCAAAGAACGTCAAGTCCTAGATCGAGTTTCTGGTATGACTGTTTCAATCGAATCTCTTAAAGCAGAGTTACTTAAAATTAAAAGTAGCCTTAGTGATAATAAAGAATTCGATCATTTAAAACAAATCATTCAGGATTTTGAAAATAAAGAAGCAGAAAAAGATACTCAAAAAGCAGCATTAAATTCTGATTATAATTTCTTAGAAGCAATCGAATCAGTATTAGGAGAAGATGGTGTTAAGAACCTTGCAGTTAAAACAATTCTACCAGGTTTAAATGCAAATATTGCAGCAATGGCAGCAACAATGCACTTACCATTCCATATTCGTTTTGATGAGAAGTTTGATTGTATCATTAATCACTTAGGAGAGAATATTAATCCAATGACTCTTTCGACTGGAGAGAGAAAGAAGGCCGACTTTATCGTAATTATTGCAATTATCAAGATTCTTAAATTAAGATTCCCTCAATTAAACTTGTTATTTTTAGATGAGTTACTAAGTTCTGTCGACCAAGACGGTATATACAATATCTTAAAAATCTTAAGTCAGGTTATTAAAGAGAGCAAAATTAATACATTTGTAATTAATCACACTGTCCTACCTCACGAAATGTTTGATAAAAAAATACACATATATAAAGAAAACGGGTTCTCAAGATTTGATATTGAGTCCATCGAATAATATATAGAGTATGGCATCATATAACGTAAAATACAATTCCGACGATTCAGTTATCCGACATCTTATTATCGGATTCCTAGCTGATTTAAATAACAAAGTTTATTTTTATCGTCAATTAGAAGAGAATAAAAGAGCAGTAATTGATGTTCCCTTTTATTACTCAGTAACTGGAGATGATGATTTTTTAAGGGACAATTTCTTATTTACAACAGCGGTTGGTCCTGATTGTGTACCAAATAAAGCTTATGCCGATGGTAACTATGAAACAATTCCAAGAGGAGTTGCCAATTTAGAGTCTATTCAAATTGATTCAGCCAAATTGGTTAATCGTCGAAATAGAGGAGCATATACTCGTTTAGATGAGAATGGTTCTATGCAAGGATATACTGCAGAATTTGAAATGATTCCAATTACAATGTCCTTTGCTGTTGAAATTTTAGTATCTTCTCAGTTAGATGCATTAAAGATTACAGAGATGTTAATCAAAAAGATGTATAAGTCCAATTATTATTATGCTGAAGTTGGACACTTAAATGAGGGTACATATAAATTAGCGGCATACTATGCAATGCCAGACGATTATAGCCCAGAACGACCAATTGAATATACTTTTGAAAGTAAGGGTAAATATAAAATTGCATTAACTTTAGAAGTGAACTCTTTCTTACCAGCCTTTGATTTAGGTGATGGATATGATTTAACAGATAAATTAGGTCTTGACTACAGTAGTAATGGAAATGATCCAAATGGTGTTACAGGTAAGAGACCACAATCTGAAGGAAATACTGAAATGCATATCGGTAACCGAATGTTTGAGATCAGATCGACAACAATTACTGATCAGACACCGTCTGAATTTAAAAGAGGATTCATAAACAATGATGACGTTAATATTATCAGTAAGAAGAACGATATATAGAACTAGATATATAATAAAAGAAAAAAACCAGAGTAAAAATGACTAAAAACATTCTGTCTCCAATTAATCAAACCGAAAACGGAGTTCAATTCTATTTGAATGGACGCGTATTTGAGATGGTTGGTTCTGAAATAAAAGAATTAGAGCTTAACCAAATTACGCCTGAATTTGGCAACAAAATCAGAGCTATTCAAACGTTTACATTTACTAATGAAAACGTAAAATGGTACTATGGTGCCGCAAGATTTAACTACAATATTGCTGAAGGTAAATTTACTTGGGGTAACTCAGAAATTTTAGGCGAATCATTTGTTAATCATGTTGTAGCTGCAGGAGCAGTTAAATATGAGCACAAAATCACTGCTGAATTATTTGAAAATCTACCATCAATGTTAGAGTCTTTCATTCAATTAGATTTCGTATCTTGTTTTGAAGGAAATAACAACTCAGTAGATTTAATGAAAGTTGAAAATAATATTTTCGTTTCTAGATTTAATTCTGAAAATAGAATTGCTAAATTCTTTAAAGCTGAAAACGCAACATCTGCATTAGAGTACGTTAAAGAACAAACTGGTCAAGATGCATCAGCATTCTTAGTAGAATTCTTAGAAGTTGAAGCAGTAGAAATTGCAGAAAAAGCAAAAACTATTATGGCTTACGAATCTACAATTGTATTCTTAAAAGAGCAAAGAGAATTATTAGCAAATGCTGATAAAAAGAATCCAGAAATTAAAGCAGCTGACAAATTAATCAACGAAGAGATTAAAGGTTGGGAAGCTAAAATTGCTGAGTTAAACGCTTAAGATTTTATACACATACAAATTTTAAAGGGATCGCTATGCGATCCCTTTTTTGAGTTAATAAACAAATCTATTATCGGCTATATAATACCTAAAAATATAGAAAATATCGTGGCTGAAAGAAAACCCAGAGCAAATAAAAACTATCTAAATAACAGAGATTTTTATACGGCTATATGCGAATCAAAGGATCAGGACAAACTGACTAGAGACGCAGAAAAGATGCTAATCTTATTAGCAGAAAAAGCTTTAAATAAATTAAGATTTGTTAATGATGATGACCGAGCAGATTGTCTGCAATTTGCTATACTAGACTTATTAAAATATTGGAGAAACTTTAATCCCCAATACACAAATGCATTTGCATATTTTACAGAAATTGCTAAAAGAGGATATGCAAAAGGATGGAATAAACTGCATCCTTTAAAGTACAAAGGCACTATTTCTTTAGATCGTACCAGTAATGGTGACAGCGACGGAGAAGGTGGCGGCGGAATATATAGTATCTAATGTCAATAAAAAACGTCAAACCAAGCAAGAATTCAGGATTTGTTCAAGGATATTATCAGCCCGAAAATAAAAGTAAATACGTTGGACAATCACCGATAATTTTCCGTTCCTCATGGGAGCGGAAATTCATGATTTGGTGCGATCGAAATGAAAGAGTTATTTATTGGTCAAGCGAACCTGTAGAAATTAAATATTTCTGGAGACTTGATGGTAGAGAACATAAATACAGTCCAGACTTTTTTATTAGAGTCTTACAAGATGATGGTAAAACCAAAGACATTCTTGTAGAAATTAAACCAGAAGACCAGCTTAAAAAACCGCTTCCACCTAAGAAAGCATCAACTAAATCTCTTAATAGTTATAAGTATATGGTCGAGCAGTATACTAAAAATTTGGATAAATATATAGCAGCCAAATCATACTGTTCCAATCGAAATTGGAATTTTCAAATCTTAACAGAAAAGACAATTAATGGGTTACATTAAAGACCAAATAAAGCAAATGTTCAAAGACAATGGCGGATATGCCAGAGCTAAGAGTGTGGCGACTAATTGGTTTAAAACCTCATTAGATGCTAGAGAGGCAATGGAAGCCAAATCTACCCGAAAAAGATTTGAACCAGGTAAGATTTATGTTTTTAAATATGAACACCCAATTACCGAAGAGAGAATGAAATGGTTTGATAAATCACCAGTTGTCCTAGCACTAGATACTAAAGACCATACCGACATTGGTATTAATTTAAATCTACTTCCTGCAAAATTTAGACAGGAAATGTTAGATGCTCTCTATACGAGAATGCAAAGCAAAATTAAAATGAACGAGAAGGGTACCAAAGCAAATGACGCTAGAAAACAAAAACCTTTGATCGATCTTAAATATGAGAATGCAAAAAAGTTTTTAGATCGTTATGGATTTGGATTTGCAATTAGAAGATATTTACCTAATTTAAAGAAAAACCAGGCGGTTGTAAGTTATGAAAGTTGGCCGAAAATAGCAATATGTGAATTTGCAAAAATACACGGCGCCACAGTTACTCAGATTCGGAATGAGTTTAAACAATATAATATTGATAAAAACAATAAACCGAAAGAGATTCCTGCTACAAAGGATAACACTAGGAATAATGACAATAAAAATCTTAATATATAAAACAATAAAAAACTAAAGCTACATGGCGGGATTTGTAAATAAAAATGGACCTTTCAGTGCCAAGAGACCTTTTAATCTAAGTGATGGATTAAAAAGGCTTTCGTCATTTGGAATGTACTATGACGATCTAGTACTTAGACAATCTCAAGCGATTGGACCTATGGAAGATCAGTTTGGTTACGGCCAAATGAACATGATGGGTTCAGACAATGATGATATTTATGGAGCATTTGCTGCTCTATCAATGGCTGATACAAACATGCGTAAGAACATTCCGTTCTTCGACATGAATTACAAAACAAAGAGAGAAGAACTAAGAAGTTTCTCAATGCATGATGAGATTGAGGACATTCTTGATATTCTTTGTGATGAAGCTATTGTATATGATGAGAAGAATTTCATCGCCAATCCTGATATTATTGGTATGGAAGTTTCTGATGATGTAAATAGTTATCTTAATAAAGCATACAGAAACATCTATCAGTATTTTGGTTTTGCAGCTGATCAATCAGCATGGTTCTATTTCCGCAAATGGTTAGTTGATGGTTATCTATCATTTGAGATTATCTATAATCCAGAAATGACGGAAATCATCGGTTTTAAAGAAATCGATCCAGTTACACTAGTACCTGGTTATAATAAAGAAGATGGTAAAAAAGTTTGGATCCAGTTTAAAGATGATCCAATTAAAGAGAGAAAATTATATGATTCTCAAATTATTTATATCTCTTACTCTTCTATCACAACAGCATCTAGAATTTCTTATGTTGAACGTTTGATTAGATCGTTTAACCTAATGAGAGTTATGGAACATACCCGAGTTATTTGGGCTGTTACCAACGCTTCTTACAGAATGAAATTCATTATCCCTGTTGGAGGTAAATCTAAAACACGTGCTAAACAATCGTTGGCACAATTAATGAATAACTATAAAGAAGTTGTAGATTTCGATTGGGATTCAGGTATGCTGAAAACTAATGGTAAACCAATGCTACAATTTAATAAAGAATATTGGTTACCATCTAAAGATGGAGAACAACCAGAAATTGAAACACTTGGTGGAGATGGTCCGGAATTATCAGATACTGAAGCATTGAAGTACTTCACTGATAAATTAAAAGCAGTTTCTAAAATCCCTTACAATAGATTTATGTATGAAGATGGCGGTGGAGATTTCAATCTTGCTGCTGATGGTATGATCCGTGACGAGATTAAATTTGCTAAATTTATTAATCGTTTAAGAAGTTCATGGCAAGAGATTCTTGTTAAGCCACTCTATATTCAAATGTGTCTTAAGTACCCTGAGTTCTCAGATGATCCTGGTTTCAAAACACAAATTTCATTAAGATATAATGAAGAGAACATGTTTGCTGAACTGAAGGAAATGGAGATAATGGAGAAACGTCTTGACTTCATCTCTAACATGAATAGTAACCTTATGATTACAAATCCAGTTACAATGGAAGAAGACCACTACTTCGATCTTGAGTTCTTGGTTGACAGATATTTAAAAATGTCTCCAGACGATAAAGAAGCTAATAAAGCTTATAAAGCAAGAGCTGAAGCTAAAAAAGCCGAAGAACCACCAGCTGATCCAATGGGAATGATGGGTGGAGGAATGTAATTCTAAAATAAAAATCAATATAAATGAAAACTATTAAAACATTTGAACAATTCATTTCTGAAGCTGAAGCTTTAAAGGCTGAAGATTCTAAAGTATATGTTGACGATCTGTCTTTAGATAGCGGAGAAGTTATTAAAGCTGCTGAAATCTTAGGAGCTATTGCAGCATCTGCTACTGAAAAAGAATTTGAAGATTATTTCTTTGCTCAATATGGTCAAACCGCATTTAAAGACGGTGATATGTCTAAGTTGAAAGAATACTATAATGAGACTAAAGAAGAGGAAAATAAAGAAGAAACCGAGAAAGAGGGTAAGAAAAAAGATGATGGCGCAAGCGATCCGACTGCGGATCTAGGTGAGTTATAATTTATTTTTTAAAAAATTCAAAAAATCAATCAGATATATAAACAAACATACTGTCAATAAATATGACTACACAAAGTAAATTACTTATTCTAGAAAGATCCGGTAATACCCTATCTTTTAACAAGGATGAATCCGGTGCAGGATCTTATGTACTAGAAGGATGCTTTGGAGAAATTGGTGTAAAGAACAGAAACAATCGTATTTATACGGAAGCTGAATATGTTCCTCAAATCGAATCACTTCAAGCAAAAATCCAATCATCTAAACTATTAGGTGAATTAGACCACCCACAAAATTTCGACATCTCTCTTAAGAATGTATCACATGTTATCGAAGAATTATCTTATAACAAAGATACTAAACAGGTAATGGGAAAAATCAGATTATTAGATACAGATGCAGGTAGACAAGCAAAAGCATTAGTTGATGCTGGAGTTCCTTTACATATCTCTTCAAGAGCTGCTGGTACTGTTGAATCTAACGGTCAAGTTAAAATCAAACAATTATTTACTTATGATTTAGTTGCAGATCCTGGATTTGCTAATGCTGAATTAAAAAGAGTTAATGAGTCTTTTGGTTTTGAAGACGCTGGTGATATTCTGATTTATGAGATAAATAATCCAGAAAACAATCAAACACAAACTATAGAAGAAAACAAAATGGAACAATCAAGATTCGTATCAACTGAGGATTTCAATAAGTATTCTAAGTATTTAGCTACTGAAATCAAAGGTTTAAAAGAGTCTCTAACTGAAAAGAACAACGACACTTTTGCTAAAGAAGTTGAGAATCTTAAAGAGTACTCTAGTTACCTTGCTGAGAAAATGAATTCAGTTGTTGAATACAACAACTACTTAGCAGAAAAATTAGATGATTCAATTCAACACGGCGATCATATCGCTGAGAAATTGGATCAATCAATCCAATACAGCGAAAAAATTGGAGAGTCAGTTAATAAAGTAAAAGAATATTCTAATTACTTAGCTGAAGCATTCAACGATGGCGCTGCAACTCATGAAAACATGATGAAGTATGTAACTTACTTAAAAGAAAACTTAGAGAAAGTTACTGAATACGCTGAGTATATCGCTGAATCAGTTAACAAAAACTTAATTGTTGAAGCTGATGGTGAAGAAGCTGGTCTTCCTGCTGAAAAAATCAAGAAAATGTCTGACGACAAAACTCCAGAAGTAGAATTTGACGGTAAAAAAGTAGCAACTGGCGAAGATGCTATCGAAGATACTGCTAAAGACCTTGAAAAAGATCTTAAAGATTCTAAAGCAGAAGGAGAAAACATCGGTAAAGAAGTTACTGAAGCTGCTGACGGTTTAACTGGTACTCCAGCTGCAGATCTTAAAGATGATTCTAAAGATGTTACACCTCCAGTTGTTGATGGTGATGGTAAGAAATATGCTAAAGCTGAAGACAGAGCTGAAGATGATACTAAAGAATTAGATAAAGATTTAGAAGCTGCAAAAGCAACTAAAGGAGAAGTTGTTGCTAAAGAAGTAACTGAAGAAGTAGACAGAATGGATGCTTATAAAGCAGCTATCACTGAGAAATTACAAGCATTAGTTGAAAAAGCAACTGTAAAAGTAGCTACTGAACCTAACTTCTTTAAATTTATTTCTGAATCTAAAGTAGAAGAATTCAAAACTCTTGCTGAAGAAGATAAAAACAAAATTGTTTCTGTAGTTGAAGGAAAAGGATTCTTAACTGAATCTCAAATCTACGCTTTATGGAACAATGCATTGGCTACAAGAAGTTCTGAAGAACCAATGGTACTTAAAGCAATGCCTGCAGAATACAGAGAAACTTGGAATGGTTTATCTGAATCTAAAAAGAATCAAATCTTGGCACAGTCTAAATATCATAAATTAGAAACTGAATATCAAGTAAGAAACTTCTGGCAACAAAGAGACCTTAGAGAGGTTACTCCAGTAATGGAAAAAATCGAAGTTGTTAACGAAAGTAACAAAGTTGAAGAAAAAGCAAACACATTAGGTTATGATTTAACTGATATGAAAGAAGCTTTTGCTAAAAAATTCAAAAAGTAAATTTTTGAAAATTTAGAAAATTCGAAAAAAGAATTGAATATATAATAAAACAATAAAACGACGATAATTAGATAAGAAGCAAAAATCTAAAGTATGTCGAGCATTACGCTAAAAACAAAAACAAAAAACACATTCTCAAAAATGGCAAATTTAATTAATGAAGCTGAAATCAGAGAAACTTGGGCACCGATCATCGAATCTGCTACAGGAATCAACGATGCTTCTAAACTAGCTTGGATGTCAGAGTACTGCCACAATCATAAATTGTATGAAGATGCAAACATGATGGCTTTAGGTAGCGCTGGTAACATCTTTGGTATGGGTGCTGTAACTTTACCTTCTGCATTTGGTACAAACGTAACAAACGCACAAAAAGGTTCTGGTGACAAATCTCCTACTTTATTACCTTTAGCAATGCAAGTTGCTGCACAAACAATTGGTCTTGATTTAGTACCAGTAATCCCTATGGCTGGTCCAATGGGTCTTTTATCTTACTTAGACTTCGTTTACGAAGGTGGTAAGTTATCTGGAACTACTTCTCCAACTTACGTTAAAATGGATTCTACTTATGCAGGTATTCAAGATATCGCTGCATCTGCTGGTGTTTATATCGGTTTTGACTACGTTGGTAAATCACGTATCGATGGTTACTCTATCTTTAAACTTTCTGGTAATCCAGTTGCATCTATTGCTGCTGACTTTATCTTAGGTTGGGATGCACAAAACAGTGGTACTAACCCTACTTCTACTCAATTGGACATCCAATTAGTAAAAGCATTAGAAGATCACGTTCCAGGATTTGCTGGAGTACAAAATGCGTCTAACATCTCTGAACCTTTTACAAGAGGAGTTGGTGAACAAACTAATGAGAAGATCATGGGTCTTTCATTGTTCTCTAAAGCTGTTGAAGCTAAGACTTTCCAAGTTGCAGCTGCAGTAACTCGTGAGCAAGTTCAAGACTTAAAACAATTCGGAGTTGATGCTGTTGCACAAGTTGAAGCAGTTTTAGTTAACGAATTAACTCAAAACATCAATGATTTAATCATCAATAACGTTGGTGCATTAGGAGTATTAAATATCACTAAAGCTGCTGCAGCTGGTGATCTTCCTAGTTCTACAGCATTGAACGTAAAATTACTTCTAGCTTCTGCATTTACTGGTGGTCAAACAGAAGGTTCTGAGCACAGAAAAATCTTAACTGGAATTTTAGCAGCTGCTAACTTGATCGCTAACCGTGGTCGTCGTGGTGCTGGTAACTTCTGTGTTGTAGGTCCACAAGTTGCTACAGTATTACAATCTGTTGCTGGTTTCGTACCAAATCCTTTTGCTAATACTATTTCTCAAGCTGCTGGTGCTATCTACCCTGTAGGTTCTGTAGCTGGAATTCAAGTTTACACTAACCCAAAATGGGCTTGGAACTACCAAGATGTTTTAGTTGGTCGTAAAGGAGATGGTAATGGTCCTGGATTAGTTTTCATGCCTTACTTAATGGCTGAATCAGTTCAAACTATCGCTGAAGGAACTATGGCTCCTAAAATCGCGGTTAAATCTAGATTCGCTCTAGTTGAAGCTGGTTTCCACCCTGAAACTCAATACGTTAAGTTCAGTATTACTAAATTAGATGGTAATGCATTCTCTAACTTGTTAAACTTGGTTTAATCTGTATTGAAACTAATATAACTATCAATTAGTATATTATATGAAAAGGCTCTCCATTGGAGAGCCTTTTCTTTTTTACCAAGAAAAGTAAATATATAAACCATATCCAAACATAAACATAAAAGAATATGGAACAATCAAAATTTAATAGTTGGTACACTAGAGTTCTAGAAGCCGTTAATACGCCTGAACCTACAGCAACTACCGAAACTGAAGTTGAAACAAAACCTACAGGATCTGCTGGTCCAGAAACAGGTTCATCAACTCCATCTTTTTCAAGAGAAGAAATCATTAATGATATTGATACTATCATGACTCATCTTTCTCAATTAGGTTCTCAAGTTAAAGAAGAACTTGAAAATGATGAAGTATTTGACGTAAACGAAGCTGGTGAAGAAACAGCAATGTCAAAAGTTAAAGATTTCTTATTTGCACCTAAATATCGTTCAATGCAGGCTAAAATCAATAAAATGAAGATGAATGCATTAGATATTAAAATCACAGCTGATAATTTAGGAGGAAAAGAAGGTACACCTGAAAAAGCAAAAAAAGATATGTTGTTAACTAAAAAGACAACATTAGATAATCAAATTGATAATCTTCAAAAAGCAGTTGATTCTAAAGCTCAAGACCGAGGATCTTATGTACAAAAAGTTTTAAAATCTGAAAAGATTAAAGGACAAATGGATTTAGTTAAAAGAGCATCTGGTCAAGAAGATGATCCAGCTAAGAAAAAATCTTTAGCAGATTCTGCAAAAGAATTAGCTGCAAGATATAAAGAAGAACAAGAAGCCGTTAAAGATTTAAAAGATAAAGCTGAACCATCTCCAGAAGAAAAGGCTAAAGCTGAAAAGGATAAAGCTGATAAAGCAGAAGCTAAAAAGAAAGCAGATCAAGAAAAGGCTGATAAAGAAGCTGAAGATGAAAAAGCAGCAGCAAAAGCAAAAGAAGATGCAATTGCAGCCGATAAAAAAGCAGAAGATGAAAAAGCAGCAGCTGATAAAGCTGAAGCTGACGACAAAGAAGCAGCTGACGATAAAGCAGCAGCAGATAAAGAACCAAAGGAAGAGCCTAAAACTGAACCAAAGGAAGAACCAAAGGAAGAACCTAAGAAAGGAGAACCAGAAGATAAAAATTCTAAAGACGGAATGATCGCAAGATATAAAGAACTCTTAAAGAAAGCTGAAGAATCTGGTGATGAAGAGAAAATCAAGAAAATCAAAGATAAAATTGCCGCAATTTCTGCAAAAGAATCATGGCAATTAGAAGGTACCGAATTAGGTAGAATATTAGAAGCTGAATTAAGATTATTAGAATCTCAAACTAAATTAAATGAAAATAAATTTGGTATGTCAGTAGCTGAAAAAATGAGAATTCTATTAGGTTAATTAACTTTAGAATTCTTTTTAGCCAATTTTAAAAGCTCTTGTTGTTCATTCAACAGGAGCTTTTTTACATATTTACGAAATTCTACTGAGGATTTAAGAATTCGGCTATCGACCATTGGAGCCTTTAAAATGTCGTGGTATTCTGGATGGACAAAGTTTTCTATACTAAAGTCATCTGTTCTACAAGTGATTGGCTTACCACTGACGGCACAAACCCAAGGGATTGAGTTATAATTGTCTAAGAGTTCTGATTTCTCTACGATTGACCCGGTTGACCAGTCATAGTACATACGGTCTTTATACTTGAATGGTTGTACCGAGTAGTTTGTAAGTTCTAATAGTATTTGTACAAATTGATCGTCTTTGGCTCTATCCTTGATGATCGGATGATCCGCTAAGAATCTTCTCTGCAGCCTGGATAGGTACTTTAATATGATACCATACTTATTAGATGGAAAAGGTCCACCTGTTCGAACAATCTTTGGAAATCTAACTCTAAATGCCATATAGTTTATTTATTTTTGAAACTAAAAGAGCATTCTTGATATAAATTAAACTAAAAGTGTATAAAAAATAATTTATGGTTCACTCTCTTTTTACAGAAAAATATCGTCCGAAGAATCTATCGGAATTAATCTTACCAGATCGTGTAATGTCCAAATTTGAAAATGGAATCACACAGAATATGTTATTAGCTGGAAGTCCAGGAACTGGTAAAACATCTACAGCAAAAGCAATTGTTAATCAATTTGGTTTGCCGTACATTTATATCAACGCATCGACTGATACTTCAGTTGAAGTTATCCGTACCAGAATTACGGATTTCTGTTCAACAATGTCAATCTTAGATGACCAAGGCAAATTCAAAGTAGTTATCTTGGATGAGGTTGATGGAGTATCTGACCAGTTCTTTAAAGCATTACGTGCAACCATGGAACAATTTGCAAGTAACTCACGTTTTATTGCAACTTGTAATTATGTTAATAAGATTCCAGATCCAATTCTTTCTCGTTTTGAAGTTATCAATTTTGACTTTGATAAAGCTGAAGAGACTGAGTTGACTAAGAAATATATTAAGAGAGTTTACGAAATCTGTGGTAAAGAAGAGATGACAATTGAAAAACCAGCATTGGTTGAATTTGTTAAACGTAACTTCCCAGACCTAAGAAGTACTCTTAATAAGTTGCAAGGTTATAAAACTCAAGGAACAGGAAACATCACAATTGATGATGTTAAGAAATTTAACTCAGTTTATAAAGATGCATTTGAATTAATCTTTAACGAAACTGATCCTGCAAAGAACTATAAAGTTTTAGTTAGTGACTATTCAAATAGAGTTGATGATATTCTACAATCTCTAGGAAATGATTTCATTGAATATGTGCAAGCTGAAAAACCAAATAGTGTTAAGCATATTCCTCAAATTGCAATCTGTGTAGCCAAACATCAAGCTCAAAGAGTTAATGTTATCGACCCAATCATTACAATGTTGAGTTGCTTTTACGAATTACAAACGATCGTAAGATCGTAAAATAATTCAAAAATAATTCACTAAACAGTTTTTTATGTCAAGAAAATTGTTTATATTTACATAAGAAACAAATTAAAGAAATAATATATGAAGCTCGGAAATCATACACTACTTATCGATGGTAACTATTTCATCCACAGTAGATTGTTCGTTCTACCAAGACCTAAAAGCGGTGCCTTACTTGGTGATGATGCGAGCAAAGGACAGTTCATTCGAAAACTTGCAATCGACTTTGCATCTGAAGTTCGAAAAATGACTCCTTTTGTTAATCAAATCGTTTTTGCGGTTGATTCAAAATCTTGGCGTAAGGATCTATTTCCAGAAGCGCAATATAAAGGTACACGTACTCAAGATAGTTCAGTTGATTGGTCGGCTGTCTATGAAGTATATGATGAATTTAAATTAATCCTTGCTAAAAAAGGTGTTATTGTAAATCAAGTTAAAGGTGCAGAAGCTGATGATATTCTTTTTGCATGGTCGACCTATTTAAATACACAAGGTAAGAATTGCATTATTTGGACTGGTGACCGTGACATGATTCAATTAGTTGATTACTCAAAGGCAACTGACGGTTATTCACTATGGTACTATAACACTAAACGTAAATTAATTGCATTCGAAGGATTCAATGATATTTTCAGCAATACAACTGAATTAGAAATCTCAAATGATGATTTGTTATTCAATATGGACAGTCCTAGTCATCAAAGTGATCGTATTAAAAATGAAATGATTGATTGGATGAAAAAGAATTCAATTGAAGTCGAAGAAATTAACTGTGATCGTTTCGTTTTCCAAAAGATTCTAATGGGCGACAAATCTGATAATATTAAATCAGTTGTTACGTACCAAAAACCTATGAAAAATGGTAAAGATCGTACATTCTCAATTACCGACAAACAGGCAGAAGCTATCTTAGAACAATACATTAAAGAAGAAGGCGAATTTGTTATTGACCACATGTTTAACAAAACACAAGTTGATAAGATTGTTAACCTGATTTATCGCGTTATTGGTCATGACACTCAAGCAAATATCCTTAATAGATTTAATCAAAATCTTGATTTGATGCTGCTTCACTACAATACAATACCAGAACCAATTCAACAGGAAATTACTAAAGTAATTGATCGTGATAAAGAAACTGAACCAGCAATTATGGTACTTTCTCAAATGGAAAAGATTCTTGAAGGATCTAGTTGGTTGAAAAAAGCAAATCAAACTCCGGTAGATTTTGATGCATTTGCTGGTCTAGATGAGAATGAAACAAAAGACAAAGATTCATCTACAACTATTAAATTGTTTTAATGCCAGAAATTGTAGAAGAAATCTTAAAAGAAGCAAAAGAATGGGGTCTTGAATATGAGGTAAAGGTATTCGCCGAAAGTCACATGTCTCAAGACCCAAGTCTTTCAATAGAACAAGCCTACACTGAGGCATATAATGATTGGATAAAATAAAACTATGCTAGATGAAACTAAATTATTCGACTTTGTGAAAATCATGTTTACAAAGCCGAAAGACTATAAAAATATTAAGGACTTTAATAAGAAACGTCATCATTTCATGATTAACCGTTTCTTTTCAATTAAGTTTCCTGCAAATGCACAAGCATTTAATATCAATGGTATTAATGGACTTGCAGTTATTGATAGTTGGGCTCTAGTAGCTCAACGTTTTTCTGCGGTTCCACCCTGGATTTATACAAAAACTAAAAAATCTGAATCGGCACCTGTCGATAAAAAAGAATACATACCTAGTCAAGAGGCAATCGAATTCTATATGAAAAAGAATGAGATTGGTAAAAGAGAATACAATGAAGCTTTAAAGTTTTTCAAAAAAGAAACACTCGAAGAACTTAAAAGACTTGATGAAAATATAAAAGTTTATTAATGCAAGATGATTTCTCAATGTATGATGCTGCCGATGTTGTTGATATCGTGCTTTTTAAATACAATTATAACGATAATAAACTTTGGACTGGAATTAGAAACAAAATAGAGTTTCTTAGCCCTGATAAAAATTCAATAATTGTTACTAAAGATCAGCTTCTAGATTTTATTGAAAGAGAATTCCCAAATGAGATTAATTTATTTAATTCAGTTGGATTTGAAGTTATGCATAAAGAGGTCAATTCAATCTTCTTTATTACTAAACTTCTTACTCAAATGAAACATCTTAGATGGATCAAATTAACTCTTAATAAGAATAGAACTTACAGCAGATTGACCAAGGATGAAGGAGGTCAAGATACAATTAAATTTGGATTTAAAATACTTCACTTAACATTAAAGACCTTTGAGATTTTTGATGAAGATGAAGTAGTTATTTTTAATAAAGTCCTACATGAACAACGAATCCTAGATGAAGGTGTTCCATATAAAAGACTAAAGCTAAATGACCTATTAGATCGTTTAGATCGATGGTTAATGGTTGCTGATAAAGGAAAAGTTAAAGAACTTTCAGACAATGAGATGGATGTTGTAGATACAATTTCTATCATGTTAGATATGATGAGCGATCCAAAACTAGGTGGCGATAATCCAGAAGTCCTACTAGTCACCGATTACTGAGAATATATAAACAAAATTAACTCATTGTAATGGTTACAGGTAGTATTGCAACAGCATACGGCGATTTTCTAATTGCATCAATCAAGACTCCATATTTAAACTTAAAGAAAGTTTTAACATGGAACATACTTTCTGGAGTATCAGACGTTTCAACATTAGGAACCCTAAGTTTTACTAGTGGTTCTACTGTTGTTTCTGGAACAGGAACAGACTTTACTCGATTTTTCCAAAATTCACATTTTATTATTGTTGGAAACCGAATTTTAGAAATTGCAACCGTAACAAATAGTACAACATTAGTACTAACTCTTCCAGTTAATTTCTCTGGTTCTGGATTTACTTTTTACCGACCAGAAGACGCAAATAACAAATTTGATTATTCTTTTAGACTTTCTACTGATAAAGGTAAAACTTTTAGTGAATTTTCTGACTTAAATACAGGTACATTACCTGGAGATATTAAAGCATACTTATGGAATTCAGGAGCTGATGTACTAATTGATTTTGGTGCAGAAGTTGCAGCATTAAATACTGGTGCTAAATTAACATTTATCTCTGCAACTTTAACGGTTGAAACGGTTGCTGGAACAATTGAATCATGTCCACATTTTTGTACAACATGCACAGATCCTTTCATTTATTCAGGTTGCGCAACAATTGAAGCAACTTGCTCAGATCCTAATGCGCTATTTCAACCATATAAACAATTTAGATCCCAACAGACTTATATACAATTAGCAAACATCGTTAAGAATATATTTGGTCATCAAGTTACTTACTTTAGAACTGAACCAGATAAGAGAACAAAGGACGTTATCTTAATGGAATATTCATTACATAATGTTGTTGACCAGGACGTTGTTAAAATCTTGGTTCCAGACAATGAATTTCCGCAAGAATCTACAACTAATTTTGATATGTTTGGTATGGAATTTGAAGATTTCGAAATTCATATTACTCAACAAGAATTCCAAACTGTTTTTGGACAGGGTACAAGACCACGTGAGCATGACTATATGTTTATTCCAATTATTAATAAAATGTACATGATTAATTCAGTTTCTTTAGGAGACCGTTTTAATGAGACAATCACATATTGGAAAGTGATGTTGACTAAATACCAAAATGATACAGCAGTACTTAAAAATAGTTTTGAATCTCTAACTGACTCATTAACCACCGATATTGACGAAGTATTTGGTGCTGAAATTCAAGATGAGTACATCAAAAATACTAAGCCTGAAATTTTCCAAACAGTTTCAACTGCCTATTTAGATGGTATTAGAAATTTTGTATCTGCTGACTTAAAAATTATTGATAATGAAATTAAGAATAGATGGACAACCGTTTCTAAAAATTATTACGATCTTTCAAAAGTAACAGTTGGATCGCCAGCAATTGAATACACATCCCCTGTAAAATCATCAACTGGATTTGGATTAACATGTTGGTTCTCTCCAGAATTTAATTTTAGTTCAACAACCGACTATTGGGTATTTGGAAACACGACAATTAACAAAGGAGTTAAAGTTACCATTTCCGGACAGAACATTAAAGTTTATATCAATGCAAACACATATACATTTACAACAAATGTTATTATGGGAAAAGATAGATGGTATGGTCTGGTTATAAATGGTAACAAACAATTTAATCAATTATCAGTTGCTCTATATTCATTAGATCCAAATAATAATAATGGACGTCCACAATCTTCTTCAAATGATTTAGTAAAAGTATTTGAAGAGACTAGAAATCAAGTTTATAATATTGCTTGGGATATTCCTGAATCTAAATATTCACTTAAAGGTGGATTGTTAAAATTAACTAATGTACGATTATTTAATATTCCAGTTGAAACAGAACAACATAGTAATGTGTTAAACCAATATGTTGTTCATGATAATCAACTTGCAAATATTATAGATAATGCTATCCCGTCTCTTGGATTCCAGAAATTCAGAAACTCACGATAATTATTGGGATAGATATTCTATAAATAATATCATATTATGTCAGAAGAAAAAGATAAGAATAGGCCAATTCGTGACCAGGCAGAGGATATTCGTAAAGAATTAGAATGGTTAATTGGTGATGAGGAATCTTTAACAGATTTAGTCGACACAGATACTCCATTGCCATCTGTCCCACCGGCACATAAAAGTCCTGCAGTTTCATATAGTACTTTAAAATCAAGTTCAGAAACTCAGGCTAAGAAAACGATTACAGCATTAATGAAATTCTATCTCGATGCAGACATTATCGAGAATGATGAGTATGTTAAGGCAAAAAAGAAGATGGATGAAATGACAATGTCCTCTCTAGTTTATCAGCTTCAAGCTGGTGAAAGAGCCCTAACAATACTATTAGAAACTATTGAAGATGGAGAGCTGTCTCCGAGAATGTTCGAGGTATTGGCAACTTTACAAAAGTCGATGCTCGATATTATAAAATCACAAACCATGTATTTGATGGCAACTGAAGAATCTAACAAGAGAATTGCTAGAGATATTGAAGTTTACCGTAAAAACACAAATACAGCTCAGATTGAGGAAGTTGGAGGAGATTCTAAAGATCCAAATATCCAAAGAGGTACAAAGGACCTAATGAGAATGATTCAAATGGGAATTAATCAATCTGGCACGGATGAAGGTCTTGATGTGATTGAAATAAACCCAGAAGATAATGAGTGATAATATATGGATTCCTAAGGATTCCGATGAAACACAAGCAGCCAAAGTAGTATGGTCAACTAAAGCAATTAATGATTTAACAGTCGCTTTAGATAAAGGTTACCGTCCTCAAGTGTCAATGCCTTTTTATGAAGGTAAACAACATTTAAAGAGAGGTAATATTGTATTTGAGTACACTGATGCTGAAATTACAGAAATTGCAAAATGCGCACATGATATTGTGTACTTTGCTGAGAAATATGCGGTTGTAATGACCGATGAAGGGATTCAAAAGGTAAAACTTCGTGAATACCAAAAAGATATGTTGAGAAACTTTCAACATAATCGATTCAATATTGTTCTAGCATCCAGACAGATGGGTAAAACCGTAACAGCGTCAATTTTTAACGCTTGGTTTATTTGTTTTAATGTGGACAAGAATACCCTACTTTTAGCCAATAAGGGAGAAACTACTAAAGAGATTATTGATAAAGCAAAAGTTGTAATTGAACATTTGCCGTTCTTTATGAAACCGGGAATTATCAAATATGACGTTATGAACGTTCGATGTGATAATGGTTGCCGTCTAGTAGGACAATCAACTACAGCTAAAGCAGGTATTGGTTTTACTATTCATAATCTATACTTAGATGAGTTTGCCCACATCCATCCAAATATTGTTGATGTATTCTATGAAAACGTTTATCCAACCCTATCATCTTCGAAAATATCTAGGATTAATATTACATCAACTCCAAATGGATTTAATAAATTCTATGAAATTTGGGCAGCAGCAATTGATGGAAAGAATGCGTACACACCAATGCGAATTGACTGGTTCCAACATCCAGATCGAGATGAAGCATGGTACAAACGAGAATTAGAAAACTTAGGTTCAGAAGAAGCATTTAACAGACAATATGGTAATGAATTCGTAAGTTCATCTTCTCTTCTACTTTCACCAGGATCCCTTGGTAAGTTAAGAAAGAACTCAGGTAAATTCGTTTTTCATGAACTAGAAGACTTTGATAATATACATATTGACGTAAAAGGATTCCTAGGATTTAAGCCAGGATTCGATATTGAAACTGTTAAAGAAGAGGGTAAATATTGGTTATTTACAATCGATATTGCAGAAGGTTCGGGCCGAGATTACTCAGTAATTAATGTGTTTGAGGTTATTGCAATGTCTAAAAAAGAAATTGAAGCTTCTGAAAATCCAGGAGCAATGTATGATTTCTTTAAATTAGATCAAGTTGCAGTATTTAAAAGTAATGAACATCCGATTGAAGATTTTTCTAAAATATTATACACATTGGCAATTGATGTTTTTAACTCTGAGAACGTTAAAATGCTAATTGAATTTAATACATACGGAACAATTCTATTAAAATACTTACAGACGGTATTCCCACAGCGTAATGATTTCGATGAAGATATGATTCTTCGTTTTAAACATCGACATGATTCTAAAGGAGTAAAACCAGGACTTAGATTACGATCTGATAATAAAGCAGTATTTTGCCAAAATTTCAAGAAACTAATCGAAGGAAATAGGATAAATATTAATGAAGTTGAAACAGTTAACGAAGCTTCATTATTTGGTGTTAACAAGAGCGGAAATTATTCAGCACAAATGGGTCATGATGACTTAATTATGTCAGCAATTATTTCAACTGAGTTTTTTGGAACAACCGATTACGCCGATTTTATTGAAGAAATCTTAGATGTTATTGACGAAAAATTACATGATTTCATGGAAGCAACACTCTACAAGGACAACCAGTCCCAAGGAGACTTGCAATATGACATCTATGATTTATTAAGTTAATAAAATCAGAGATAGAAACAGATATATAGAATAAAGAAAAAAAGATCAAAATAACATGGCACTAAGTCCTCAATTATTGCAATTCAAGAGTTCAGGTGTTTATCGATTAGAATTCGATAAATCACAAACAACGAACTTTGCTACAGAGACTATCAGATTGGTAGTTGGTCACTCTAAAAAGGGCCCTTATAATACTCCAGTGTTCATTCAATCTGTTGAAGATTTTAACTCAATCTTCGGTGGAATTGATAGAAACTTAGAGAAAAAGGGTATCTTCTTCCACAGATCTGCATTTGCAGCTCTTACTAGAGGTCCAATCCTTGCCTTAAATTTAGCAACATTCGAAGCGTCTGATGAAATCAGTTATGCAGCACCAGTTACCAATGGTAGCTCTTTTACTGCAACTGCTGATTCAGGAAGCGACGAATACACTAAGTTTTTCGACACTGATAAATTCTGGTATCCAAGCGATGCTGCTGTTATCTCAACAATTGGTACAGATAACAACCGAATGATTAACTTCATTAACATCAAACAAGAGCCAATTACTATTTTTGTAAGAAAGGCACAAGACGTTGCTACATTCGAAGTTACTGCTAGAGAGTGGTACGGAGAAGGTAATGTTCCTGCATTCTTAAATGATAAAGATTATTTGTCAGATTTTATGGTAGACGTTTTCGTTTTCAAAGGTGAATTCGATGCTGCTACTTTAGCAACTGACCCAGTTTACAAAAACTATTTTAACACAGACGGTTTATTAAAAGACCAATTAGCTGCTTTCTCTAATTTAAGACAAGTTTCTTTAATTGCTCAATACACTGGTTCATTAATTCCTAACTTCAAAGACCTTGAAGGTAGAAACATGTATGTTGAAACAATGATTAACGCAGAAGCTAGAAGAACTGGTTTATTCTGTGCAGTTGATGAAGATAATGTACAAGATGAAATGGGAACTAATGTTGATTTAGTTGGACACGTATTTGATAAAGATCAAAATTACGATCTATTATCTTACAAAGTAAACCAAGATTTAAATCCAGCATCTGGTACTACAGTTTCTTTAGGAGCTGGTCACGTTGAACAAGCTCAAACTAGTTTAATTTCTGTTCCTACTTTAACTGCTTCTGGAATTACTGCTTCAGGTTCAGTATTGAAGATTTATTCTACAACTAACCTATCTGGAGATTTTACAACTTCTAAATATCTTAAAACTGGTGCTTCTACTTGGGGTATTATTACTGGATCACAGTATATAACTGGTGCTGAACCATATACTCAAGTAACAATCACTGGAACTGTATATGCTTCTGCTTATACTTCATTAGTAGCTGCTGATAATATTCCTTATGGAACATTTAATGCTGCTGTAACTGAAGTTGGAACTGGTAATGATGCTAATAAATTATTTGCACACCATTCTGATTTAACTTCATTAATTGCAGTTGGAAGCTTTATTCAAGCGCAAACAACTGGAGAATATGTTGAAGTAACTGGAGTTTCTTATAATCCTGCAGTAGGAGTTGATAAAACAACTATCACATGTGATGGAGCTGTTAAAACTGCATTAGGTGGTTTAACTTCATTTAAAAAATATGCAATTACAACCAAGAGAGTTATCACTTATAATGGTACTGAATTAAATGCAGCTGGTAATGGTAATGTTACCGCAACTTATGCAAACTTAGGTGGTGGTATTTTCACTTTCACTTATGCATCTGCAATTTCAACAGTAACTCTTAAGAAAGGAATGTATGTTCCTTCTACAACTTCTGGAAGACTTGCTAAAATTAAATCAGTATCTAAAGCAAATACAGGAGGAACAACTTATGTTGTAACTGTAACTTGTGATTCTGAAGTACCTAATTCATTCGGTGGACAATATGTTGTTTCTTTTGAAGAAGCAACTGACGTATATGTACCATTTATTTTATCTAAAGCTTCTATTGGTGATAAATCAATCGCAGATTGTTTATTAGCATTAAGCGGAACTAACTTATTTGACGCATTAGCTGACAAAGATTTAATTCTTTACAGATATATCGTTGATACTTTTGGTTCTTATGATACTGTTGAAGGTATTCAAAACAAGAAAGAACTTTCTTTCTTAGCACACGAAAGACAAAATGTTGCAGCTATCTTAAATGCACCAACAATTGCTGATTTCAAAAAATCAACTAATCCATCATTTACTGATGCGAGTGGAGCATTTGATGCAATGTACTTAAAAGATGGTGGAAACTTGGATAAAAATCCAACTGCATTCTATACACTTCCTTCAATCAATGATGGAGCTAACTATGGTTTCTATTATGGTCCTGGTTTATTAATCAGAGAGAACGGAAAAGACATCGTTGTACCACCAGCTGCTTACGTATCTAATAACTACATTGATAAATATTCAACTGCATTACCTTGGTCAATTATTGCTGGTCCAAGAAGAGGAGTTGTATCTGGAACTGGAGTTGTTGGAGTTGAATACGCTTTTGATAAAAATGATAGAGATGTAATTGAACCATTTGGTATCAACCCTATCGTTTTCCAAAGAGGAGTAGGTTTAACTATCCTTGGAAATAAAACTGGTCAACAATCAGTTAAATCAGCACTTTCTTCTGCACACGTAAGAGAAGTATTGATCCACATCCAAGAAGGTTTAGCTAATATTCTTAAAGGTTATGTTTTTGAATTTAACACAGCACAAACAAGATTGGAAATTAAAACTTTAGCAGACGCATTTATGGCATCAGTTAAAGCAGACCAAGGTGTTTATGACTTTAAGAACGTTATCGATCAATCAAATAACACTAATGAAGTTATCGACAACAACATTGGTATCTTAGATACATTTGTTGAACCAGTTAAAGGTTTAGAAATCGTTGTTCATAGAACTACAGTATTAAATACTGGCGAAATCCAAACTGGAAACTTCAGCTAAAATTAGATATATAAAAAAACAATAAAAAACAAGATGGCTTTACCACATTATTCACAAGACCAGACAAGCAGAAAAGGTTCTCAATGGGAACCGGTACAAAGTAACCTTTTTGAAGTTACTGTTATTCCACCTGCAGGTGTAAAAGGTTCTCCATTGTTATTACAACACGTTAATAGCATCGGTGGTTTGGATCTATATAGAGAAGTTTCTGAAGTTCAACAAAAGTACAAATTCGCTACTCGTTCTTACGCTGGTATGCCGGACAATACTTCATTGGACATCAATATCAATTTCTCTTTGAACTTAAATGATTCAAATCAAGCTTACCTATATAAAACTTTAAGAGAATGGTATAATTTACAATACGATCCTCAAACAGGTTTAATGGGTTTGAAGAAAGATTACACTGGAACTTTAGTTATCGTTCAGTTCAATAGAGCTGGAGATATTTACAGAACAATCACTTTAGAAGATTGCTTTATTAAATCAGGATTACCGTTTACTAACGAATTAAGTTATGACTCAACAGATCCTGCTACTTTAGAAGTAACTTGGAAGTGCGATACTTTTAAAGAAGTATTAGCGTAATTTAAAATTTTACAAAAGGGATGGCGAGAGTCATCCCTTCTTTTTGTAAAGAATATATAATATATTATTAAGATAATCTATGTCAAACAAACTAACCAGGAAACTTCAGGTATTAATTACCGATGAAGAAGTCCAAGCTCTTAACATAATCATTTTAAATGATGCGTTAGAAGCTGAACAAAGACCTATTTCAGTTTCTGCGTTTATTAGAGAACTAATAAGACGAGAAATTGATCGACGTCCCGAATTAAATAAAGAATGGGACAAAACAAAAGTTAAACACTTAAAATCAAAGTAATATGGCAAACAACAAGAATCAAAACGACGAAACAAACATGGAAGAACAGTACCGTAAAATGGTAGAAGCTAAAGAAGCTCAAGGACATCAAGTAGAAGAGAGAGTTGACTTAGGAAAGGTAAACATGGATCGCTATGCAACACAAACAGCAGCAGACCCAGATTTGCACTTAGGTTATCATTCAATTGATATTACTGGATTACCATCAGGCGGAAGATTCTATCCAAGTGATGCTAAAATGGCAATCAGACCGGCACAAGTTGCTGAAGTACGTCATTTCTCAACTATCGATGAAGGTAACTTATTAGATATTGAGGACAAATTAAATCACATTGTAAAAAACTGTGTTAGATTCCAATGCGGCGCAAAAGTACTATCGTACAAAGACATCTTAGAAGAGGATAGAATTTATATTCTATTATCAATCAGAGACTTAACGTTCCCTGAACCAGAATCTAAATTAACTATTAAAGCAACAACTAAAGATGGTGAAGAATTCGATGCTGAACTTTCAGCTAGATATTTTCAATTATCTCAAATTCCAGATGAAATTGCAAAATATTATGACGATGAAAAACGTGCATTTGCAATTCAAACTAAAAGCTTTGGTACAATTCTTATGAGACCACCTTCAATTGGTGTTATGGAAGCAGTAACAAATTACATTAAAGTTCGTCAAGTTGAGAAAAAAGCTTGGGATCAATCTTATTTACAAATCATTCCTTACTTAAGTTTAGATTGGAGAGGATTTAATGATGAGAAAATCTTTAAAGGTGAAATCGAGTTCCACAGTTGGAACACACAAAAGTATTCATTAATATATAGACTCGCAGAAAAAATGCGAATTGGGGTACAACCTGAAATGTTGGTGCCACACGAGGATGAGGAGGTTCTCGTTACTATCGGCTTTCGTGACGGGATCAAATCTCTTTTCGTTGTTCAAGATATCGCTGGAGAACTTCTTTAAGACGAAGTTCTATCTCATGTATCATCTGCATTTACAACCATCTGAGATCGATAGACTTGATTATTACGAATATTGGTACATCGTTAAAGACCTTGCAGACTATATTAAGAGACAGAATGACGGACAAAAAGGTCAAGAAGAAGGTGCAATGGAGAAATATGGAGATCCTCAAAAAATGGCAAAATCAAAAATGCCTAGTATGAAAACACCATCATTCAAAACACCAAGTTTTAAGACTCCTAAGTTCTAAGCTTGATATATAGTAAAAAATAAGATTCATAGATTTTGAGTATCTTTAAAAGTCCATTTGAACGACTATCAGTCGACAATCTTACATATATTAGTACATCCACCCAGATTACTGCAGAGGCAGTTAGTCCGGGTGGAATACTATTTGGTAAGGTTGAAGAGATGGTTAGATTATTAAAAACCATTGCTAAGAATACAGCAAACTCTGGTAAACAATCCGGTGGAAATTCTGGAGGAGGTTTAGGTATTGGAAATGCCATTGCCCTAAAAATAGTTGGTGGTAAAGGACTTGAAGGTATCGGTAAAGGATTGGCTGCAATCGTTGACGCCATCGAATCTATGAAATCAAATAGTAAAGAATTTAAAGCAAAAGCAGAAGCTTTAGTTTTAACAATTGACGCTATTTCAAAAATTGGACCAGCAATTCTTAAATTTGCCGGTTATTTATTCTTAGCAACACCACTATTAATAGTTGGTATGATAGCTGCCCCATTATTTGGATTGGCATTATTCATTATAGCAAAAGTTTTACAATTTGCATCAAAACCTTTATCAGATCCAAAAACACAACAAGCATTAATTGCAATGGGTGATGTTGCAAAAGCAATCTTATTATTTGGAGTTGCTTTAGTTTTAGCATCGGTAATTTACCCAGCTGGAATGTCTGCATTACCATATATTGTAATTTCATTATTGGCAATTGGAGGACTCTTCTTTTTGCTAGATAAAATGGGTGTTGACAAATCTATGAAACGAATCAGTATTGGATTAATGTTTGCTGCTGGAGCTATCGTTTTATTAGGACTTGCATTCTTATTAGTAGATACAATGTATCAAGCAATGGACGATCCTGCAATGACAATGTTAATGATTGCTGGAATGGTTGTAGGTACTGCAGTTGTATTCTGGTTAGCTGGTAAGTTTGCTAAAGAGATACTTTTAGGTTCTCTTGTTATGATATTTGCTGCAATACCAATTATATTATTAGGAGTTGCGGCTTCTATCTTTGCGGCATCTATTACTCCAGATGAAGCTGGTTGGATTACAATCGGTCAAATCGGAGCATTAGTTACTGGAGTAGGTCTTGTTATGGGACTTGCTGGAGTTGCATCAGCATTTATACTTGCTGGAGCTGCAGCAATGATTGTTGCTGGACTTGCCTTAGTATTTGTTTCTTTAGGAGCTGCTGCAATGGCTAAGTTATTTAGCACAACTGATATGACTAAAATGCTTGGAGATTCAGGACATGAAACTGAAGGATTTATGGGATTTGGTGGTGGAAGAATGATGAGTAATATGGAATGGTTGATGTTATCAATTGCACGTTCATTTACTCTTAATCCTCTTTCAATTGGATCTATGTATGCTACTGCACCCGCTATGATTTTAGTTGGAGCTGCATTAGCAACTGTTGCTTATGGAATTAAGAAAGTTCAAGATTTAAAAATTGACTATGAAGTTTTACCAGATCAAATTGGTAAATTAGTTACAGTTTTAGCTGGAGCTTTTGGAGCTATTGGTGAAAGATTTCCAGGAGGTAGAGCATTTTTATTTGGTTCACAATCTGCTGTTGCAGATGGTATTGATGCAGTTTTAGGAATGGGAGATGCTTTAGCATCTATTGCTCAAGGAGTTCAAGCCATGGCTGACTTAAAGTTTCCAATATACACAGGAACTAAAATTACAGGTTATTACACACTATCTAATGACACCTTTAAAAAGGTTAATGATAATATCAATTTAATTGTAAATTCACTAAGTACAACCTTTGGTGAATTAGGACTTAAATATCCTGGTGGTAAATCAGGTTTCTTTGCTAGTGTTTTTGGTGGAGGAACACAATCACCTGTAGCTGATGGTATTGCTGCCGTAATGGGAATGGGGGAGGTATTAACTTCAATCGCCGGAGGAGTTCAAGCAATGGCTAATCTAAAGTTCCCAATTTACACAGGAACTAAAATTACTGGATATACAACAATTAGTACAGATACTTTCCCTAAGTTAGATGCTAATATTAAAATGATCGTTGACTCTTTAAGTAGAACATTTGGTGAAATTGGACTTCAATATCCCGGTGGTCAAAAGAGTTTAATGAATATGATTTTTGGTGGAGGTGGTAATGCCGTAACCGATGGTATTGGAGCTGTTATGGGAATGGGAGATGCTCTTGCTGAAATTGCAAAAGGAGTACAAGCATTTGCTGACTTAAAGATTCCAATCTATAAAAATGGTAAAATTTCAGGATATGAATCAATGTCTCCTGAAACATTTGTTAAAGTTGAACAGAACATTAGAATGATGGTTCTTGGTTTAACTAAAACAATGGGAGAGATTGGTAATAACCCAGATGCTCAAAGCGATTGGGGTTGGTTTGGTTCTTCTAAAATTGAAGATGGTGTTGAAGTTGTAACAAGTTTTGCAGATCCAATTAAGAAAATTGCCGATGCTGCTAAAACATTTATGGAAACTAACGTTGATCCAGCTGCATTAAATACTAAAATCCAAGGAGTTATTAGTGGAATGACTGGCGCTCTTTCAAGTGCTGGTAATGATACTGCACAAATAGGATTTTCAATAGCATTAGGAAATGTTGCAGATAAAATGAAGGTAATTGCAGAAAATATTGATCCATGGGTTAAATTTGTAGATAATTTCAAGAAGTATGTTGATGATATGGGTAGACTTAAAGATACCTTAAACGCATTTGATAAAGTTAACTTGAAATTCACAAGTGATATGTTCCAAGGACTTGCATATCTTTCTGGTTATAAAGGAGCTGGTTCAATTAATCAAATGAGTTCTGCACTTAATGATTCAATCAAACAATTAACATTGATGATTGAAGAGTTTAAGAAATCTGTTGTTACTCCTCCTGCTCCTGTAACTTCAACAGTACCTAACACGTCTCCTGTTAAAGCTCCAACCGGACCTGCTGCACCTGTTGGAAAACCAAATCCAGTAGATTCGAAACCTTCAATTACAATTCAACAACTAGAATCTATGTTGAGTAGAATTGTTCTAAAGGTAGATACTGAAATGCCGTAATTTAAACAATTTCTAAAAAGGTTATATAAGAAATATTAGGAAAGATGGCAGAGTTGGTCTATCGCATCAGACTTGAAATCTGACGTACTGCAAGGTACCGTGGGTTCGAATCCTACTCTTTCCGCCACCAATTCTTTATCATGCGCTAGTACAATAAACTAGCGCATGAGGGATATATAAAACATGGATAATAAATTAAATAAAAGAGGAGGAAGTAAAGAAAATGCTGAATCTTTTAAAAGATGGGCTATTGAAAATTTAACAATACCTGACGAATTAGTATTTTGTGAAAATGCAACAATAGCCCGACAACATGTTAAGCGCAAAATAATAAATAGAAATTTAATTCCACATGAATGTGGAATCTGTGGTATTGGACCAGAATGGAATGATAAACCAATGCCATTAATACTAGATCACATTAATGGCATTAATAATGATAATAGACTAGAAAATCTAAGATTTGTTTGTTCTAATTGTGATTCTCAATTACCAACATATAAATCTAGAAATATTAAAAAGAAAGATTAAACTGAAACAATCAAAAACTATTAAATATAATAAATAATCAAAGTGGTGCCAAACACTTGAGGCCCTGAGTCAATAATGGCTTTGGAACTATCATAAAGGTAGTAAAAGGGTTTTAAACAAAAAGGAAAATCACATGAGTACACAAAAAATGGCAGCTATTGCTGTCAAAAACAACCGACTAAAAGCCTATAAAGGCAACAATGAAGAAGTATTTTATCTTAAAGATGAAGACGAATTTCAAATTGAATTATTTAATTCAAAATCATATCCAGTTCTGGCAAAGATTTGGATGAATGGTACAATAATTTCACAAAGCGGTCTAGTTCTTAGACCAGGTCAACACTTCTTTTTAGAACGTTATATTGACACTAACAACAAATTTGTTTTTAGAACTTATGATGTTGATGGAGAAAACGCAGAAGTTTTAAAAGCAATTGAAGACAATGGATCTGTAAAGGTTATTTTCTACAGAGAGAAAATCAAACAAATCCCAAGTTACCCAATTCCTCGTGGACCATTTATTTCAACAACACAGTACCCTTATTTTGGTACTACAGGAAATCCAATTACTTACAGTACAAATACCGCATTTTACAGTTCAACTGGATCAGCTCCAATTGCTGGATCTGTATCTTATACTAGCAATGCAAGTTTAAAAAGTTTTGAAACTGGAAGAGTTGAAATGGGAGCAAGTTCCAATCAAGATTTTGGAACAATTGATATGGATTTTGAAAATTATCCATGTGAAACTGTTACAATGAAAATTATGGCAGAATCTAATAAACCAATCGAAGTTTCAGATATTAGAAATTATTGTTCTGATTGTGGAACTAGAATGAAGAAACAAACTTGGAAATTCTGTCCAAACTGCGGAAGCAAAATAGATTAAAATTAACTGGCACCACTTGATAAAAAAAGCTCTTCTTAAGAAGAGCTTTTTTAATTTTTAGCGACCTTGTCCACGGTACTTACTAACTTTTCGGGCATGTTTATTTTTACCTTTAGAAGCTTTACCGCTTTTTCTTTTTCCAAATTGAACTTTCATTGAATTTGAACCACCGCCTTTAGAACCTTTTGCCATGATGATAGAAAGTATTTTTAAGGGTTTTGTTATTTATTTTCGTTGATTCAAAAAAATATCACAAAAAGTTTTACCGTTTGAAAATAATTGTTTATATTTACATATCAAATTAGAATTATGGGAGCAACATCATTAATAGTAGGACAAAGATTAAAAAGTACAATCGAACAATTTGCCGTTTTAGCACTTTATAAAGGACATATTGATCCATTGATGCATCTTTCTGAGATAATGGGAGTCACTCCTGTCAATGAAGATACTGAAGTACATGATATTATAGACCATTTACTTAAGGTTGCTGATAGTGAAGACGATACATACTTTCACACTATAGCACCAAAGTTGATTGAATTTTGTTATATTTAAACTTTTTTGGAAAGCTACATATAACTAAAATATAAGTATAATTATGAGAATAACTTTAATATCAGATACTCACACTAAGCATGAAGAACTTATGTGGGATAAAACAGATCTTCCAGGTGGAGACTTATTAATTCATGCTGGTGACCTTATGAATTCGGGATATAATTCAAATGACATTACCAGTTTTTGTAAATGGTTTAATGAATTAGAACAATATGACCATAAAGTCTTTATTGCTGGAAATCACGATAGAAAATTTGAAGATAAACCAGAACAAGCAATGGAAATAGTTAACTCACATAAGTGGATTGATTATTTACAAGATGATTGGATTATAGTTGGAGATGACGATCCACATGTAGCAAATGTAAAAACTGCTAAAATCTACGGTAGTCCTTGGCAACCAGAATTTTACAATTGGGCATTTAATTTACCAAAAGGCGGACCTGGTCTAATGTCAAAATGGGAAGCAATTCCAAAGGACACTGATATTTTAATCACACATGGTCCAGCACAAGGTCACTTAGATATGAGTGGACCTCCATATAATGAACCAAATTTAGGCTGCGCCTTATTAAGAGAAAAATTAGATGAACAACCTCCGAAAATACATGTATGCGGACATATTCATGGTGGATATGGTTACAAGTTCCATAATGGAACTCATTACTTTAATGCTTCCATTCTAAATGAACGATATGAATACGTAAATAAACCAGTTACATTTGATTGGGATCCAGAAACAAATGAAATAACATTTTTAAACTAGAAATTATGGAAGTTAGCTTTGCAGATACATTTAGTAAGAGTCTTAAACGATTGATTTGGCATGAAAGCCGAATCTATAAGTTTTATGCATTCTTTAGATATGACATCAAACGTTTTATTAAAAATGTTTGGCGTTTTAGAAAAGCTTTAGCTAATTATTATTGGTGGGATCATCATGGAACTTTGATGTTTATGGAAATTGGAATAAATCACATGGCCGAAAATCTTGAAAAAAACGGGATGGAGATTGAATTGCCAAGAATGAAAAAAGTTGCTGCAATGAAACGTGTAGTTGAAATCATTAAGAATTATAATGAAAGCAACTACATTGAAATGGCTGAAGCTGAATTAGGAGAGATTGTTCATCATGAATGGGAATTTGAAGATGTACCAGACAAACCTGGATATTCTCGACTTGTTGACCATGACACTCCAGCCGAAAAGAAACATAACCGTAAAGTTTATGATCGAGCTCGTCAAATTGAAGAACAAGAATGGAAAGAACTTTTTAGTCTTCTACATGGTCAAAATCATAAAGATTATAAGAAGTACGAGAAGACTTTAACTGAAGAGGAAAAGAAGGAAACTGACCAATATTACAAATGGTTTGATGGTTCTGGATTAAAAGGATGGTGGGATTAGTATACAATTTAAAATAATATAAATGAGTAAAAAGAAAGATTTCTTATATGCATATTTAAATGCATATGCACCAGTCGCGCAAGAGAATGAAGGACAACAAATTTGGAAAGATTATGTTTCTAAATTTGCTGATGATGTCGAAACAGACGCCTATGGCACCGTGGTTGCTGTAAAAATATGTGATGACTCTATAATGGATCCAATGAGCGTTGTTATTGAAGCTCACTGTGACGAGATTGCATGGATCGTAACATATATTGATAGTGATGGTATGATTAGAGTTCAACGACATGGAGGCAGTGATAATATGATTGCACCTTCTAAGACGGTAATGATTCATACACATGACGGTCAAAAATTAAGAGGATTATTTGGTTGGCCGGCAATTCACACTCGTAAAGAATGGACCGAAAAAGGTTATGAACAAGACGAGCTTTGGGTTGATATGGGTCTTAAAGATAAAGAAGCTGTTGAAGCTGCCGGAGTTGAAGTTGGAAATCTTATTACATTCGATACTCAACTTGAAGAAATTGGAGACTATTATGTTGGTCGTTCTTTAGATAATAAAATTGGAGGTTATATTATTGCTGAAGCTCTTAGAATTTTATCTAAAGAAAAGGTTAAATTGCCATATAATTTATTTGTTGTCAATTCTGTACAAGAGGAAGTTGGTTTACATGGAGCAACCATGATTGCTAAAAAATTACGAGCTGATTTAGCCTTAGTACATGATGTCTGCCACAATACAAACACTCCAAAAATTGAAAAGGCAAAAGAGGGAGATAACAAAGGCGGTGGAGGTCCATGTTTAGAATACACTGCACAGAATCATCGCAAGATTAATCAAATGTTAAGAGACGTTGCAAAGGCTAATAAAATTCCGGTGCAATTAACAGTTGGAAGTTATGGAAATGATACAATGGCTTTCTTTTTAGAAAATACACCAACTGCAATCCTTGCAACTCCTCTAAAATACATGCACACCACTGTTGAAATGGCACATAAAAATGATGTTGAATCTGCAATTAAATTATATGTTGAATTTTTAAAGGCTTTAACTCCTGAAAAAATAGATGACATTAACAATAGATAATGGTAACATTTGTACTTACAAGCTGTGGACGTCTAGACCTTTTAGAAAAGACGCTTCACAGTTTTTTTAAATTTAATAAATTTCCAATTGAGAAGTTTATCATAACAGAAGACTCTGAAGAGCCAGGGATAGAAGAGAAGTGTGACAGGTTGAATCAACTTTTTGATAACAAATTAACATTCATCTTTAATAAGCCTAAGTTAGGACAAAGCCGGTCAATTGATCTAGCATACTCATTAGTTGAAACTCCTTACATATTTCATTGTGAAGACGATTGGGAATTCTATGCTGGAGGTTTCATTGAGAAATCACTACAACTTTTAGAAGAGAAACCTGAAGTTCTACAAGCTTGGATTCGACCAAAATCCGATGGCATCTTAAATAAGATTGGAGCCGAAGTATTCTACACATCGGTTGGAGTTCCATTCAGAACTGTAATGCCAGCAAGTTTTTACACCGGAAAGGTTCTTGAAAACGGAGACAAGGAAACTGTTATAAACTACATGGGATTCTCGTACAACCCAGGTCTTAAAAGAACCAGAGACTATTTTAAATTAGGATCTGGCGGTTATACTCAATTTGGCAAAGAACACTTAATTGACCATTACTACCGAGACCTTGGGTATAGAGTTGTTAGTATGACTATGAACGACCATGATGGTTATGTTCGACATATTGGATGGGAGCGAAGAGTTGAAAACACAATACTCTAGGAAATTGTTAATAACTTTTTGAAAGTTTTTCACAAAAACGTTTCGGGTTTGAAAAATTATGTTTATATTTACATATAACAAATTAACAATAACAATTTAAACATCCACGATTATGATGAATTCAATTCAAAAACAAGTTAGAATTTCTTTAAGTCCTTCACAAGAACAATATGCTCAAATTAGAGCAGAGTATCTTGTAAAAACAGGATCTGATAATTATTACGATTTCCCAGATATTTTTGACCAGATGGTTCAAGATGTTCGTCAAGAATGGACATTGGAAAATGTTACATTCACTCAAGCTCAAGCTTTTGCTGAGCCGATTCGTATTGCAAATCCTGACCAATGTGTTACTCTTTATAATGATAAAAACGGAAGTTTTATCGGTAACACTACTTGGAATGACCAAATCAAAATGTTTTGGGAATATCCAGTCTACACTGAACA